TTTAGCGCAGCATAGAATTTAGCGCAGCATAGAATTTAGCGCAGCATAGAATTTAGCGCAGCATAGAATTTAGCGCAGTATAGAACAAAACAAAATCAATTCGCCGGTTTGTAAAACAGGTAGAAGAATTGGTGCTCCTTTTGTGCTTTGACAAGGTCAATTTGTCCAAGCATGTTGAATCCGACTCCCGCGGCCAGCTCAATGAACGTCTGCGGTGACGGCATTCGGAAGTTGCGCACGTTTTTGCGCACCTTGCCCGTCTTGTCGTCGGTGAATATTTCCATGTATTGAACCACGTCGTTCGGGAAAATTTGCACGTCCGACTTGTATTCAAAGTCGTTGAACTTCGCGACGCTGCGCGCGTTGTTGCTCGTGGGTGTGGGCGTGGGAACCGCGTTGTCGCCGCCCAACATGCTCGCCGCGTTGAACCGGCGCGGGTCCACCAAATGCAGCGCGAAGTAGCCACCCGGTTTCAACCAAGCATAAATGTTGGAGAACAGCTGCTCCGTGTTAGGAATGTAGTACACTTCGAAGTTCAGCATGGAAACCAGCGTGAAGCTCTCCGGCTTGAACGATGACACCACCGTGGGGTCGCCCTTGACGATGTTCAGACTGGGGTACGCCTTTTTAGCCTGCGCAATCATGTCCGCAGAAGACTCAATTCCGGTTATATTCGTTATGCCATGTTGCATGAAAGCATTCATGTAGGCGCCGGTTCCCGCCCCCACATCCAAAGCAATCGTTTGGTTGGAGATGTCGGGGTACTTGTTGATGATGGCGCCCACTTCATAAGAGTTGTTCACTTTTTGGTTGAACAGTTGATCATACACGGCTGCGTAAAACGCGTCCTTTGCATCCGCATCCTTTTTCACAATGACGCCGCTTTTGCTGCTGCTTCCGCTGCTCTGCACAAACGATTCCATGAACGAACCCGAATACGGACGGGGGTGTTTGCGCCGTTGAATTTTATTGTATGCCGAAATGAGCAACAACATGGTGATTGCGATCAGCAAGACGCGAAACCACACGTTTCGTTCAATCGATTTGCAGAAGGTGTTGAATGCATTCATTGCGAAGAAAATGTGTTATTTTATGGATGTTAATGTGTTGATGTTAATATATGTTATATTGTTATTTATTTTTTTAATATTGTGGATTAAATGAACGACAATGAAATCAACGACGTTCGTGGAGAAAGCGAATTCAAAGGAGTCACGTTTTCGAAATACAAGAAAGCCGACGTCCGCAAAGAATTGCTCAACTGCCTAAAAAATGGGAAAATAGAACCTGCTTGCTACTGGACCGCCGAAATGGTGTGCGCCGGGCACTACCCCGAATTGTGGGACGTCATATTGACATTCAGCAGCAAACACATTCATTTAGCAAATCCGAGACTGTGCATATACTTGGAAATGCGATACGAAGCATTCAGAGGCATTGTTGCAAACGGCTACATCGGAAACGAACTGCGCATGCGCAACAACCCCAAAATTCGTTCTCTTTTTGCCGAAATCATGTGCGTGCTGTGCAACTCCAAAAAAAAATACAGCCTCGAAGGCATCAAGGTCAAGAAAACCGATTTTGACAGCACCGCCATGACGGATAAACTGAAAGCGCCGAATGTGTCGTATGCAACCGACGTGTTTTTGTCCGGCGATCCCAAAGAGTTGTTCATTGCAATCAACGAATTTGCGTTTCACATCTCTAAAGATTCCAAAAACAGTTTGCTGGCCTCGTATTGGCTGGAATGGATCATGGAGTTTGAACACGTGTGCAAAATGAAAAAACAGAAGTGCGTGGGGGAACGTCGCAGCACCATGCCCGTGGAATCCAAATTTCAAATGGACCCCATCTGGATCGCGTGGGAACTCATCCTGGGACAAGCGCAAAAAATGCCCGACCCGTTGACATACAAAATCATGCAGAGCTTGCTCAAACTGTATTGCCTCCGCTTCACCGATGGCGTGAAAAGGAAGCGGCGGTATTTAATTTACTTTGCCGTTTGCTTGCTGACCGAGCCCGTCATCATGACGCAAGAAATCGTGTCAAACAAAGAAACCATTGAAACAGTGGTGAAAAAAATAGACACGGTTTACAAACAAGTGAAAAAAAATGAAATTTCGCCCAAAATGGATTATCTCTCAGGTTCGGTGGGAGGCGCGAAATCCGATTTAGATAAAACAATTGAGAAAATGGATAAACTGAATGCAATGAACACCATCATTCGCATGACATAGCGAATGTCTCATACGTTGGATTGACCATTGCATTTTTATTCTTGATTTAAATATATTAACAATTTATATTAGCAATTGAATACAAATAATCCGCATCAACAATCCGTCAATGTCGTATCCAGCTCCTGCACTCGCCCCCGCATCCGCTCCTTCCGGCATGTCGTCGTTTTCATTCAATGACGGCAATGGCAATGGCAACGATGCATCATCAACATCAACCGAATCTTCTTCCACCGCATCATTGTTTGTGCGCGGCGCATTGATCATCATCTTGCTTGCGCTCATCGGATTCAACGTGTTTACTTATTTAGATGACATCACCCGATGGTTCAGCGAAACCTTTGGGGCTCCGTTTCAGGCAGTTGCTCGTTTTTTGGGGTATGCCGCCATTGACACGGCCCAGACCACCGTGGATGTCTCCGCCCAGGGAACCAAATCCGCGGTCGACATTGCCGCCGGGGCTGCAACCAGCGGCATTGACGTGCTGCAACAAACCATTGAACAAAAACAGGACCAAGACCAAGACCAGGACCAGGACCAGGACCCACAAAGCCAACAAGGCCAACAAGGCCAATCCAGAAAAAAAAATTCTCAAATGAGCTCCAGCGCGGCATTGCAGCGTGCGCTGTCTCATGCAAATAAGCAGCCGCCGCAACCCGATGACGCAACCAGCCGCACGCAACGCACCGGCAAATCCGGATACTGCTACATTGGCGAAGACCGCGGGTTTAGGAGCTGCATCAAAGTGGGCGAAGAAGACACGTGCATGTCGGGCGACATTTTTCCCACACACGCCATTTGCGTCAACCCGCGCTTGAGAAAATAAGCGCATCTCTTACATACATGCAATCGACATTCATGTATGTAAATAATCAATTCAATGCATCATTTCAATGCATCATTTCAATGCATCATTCGCAAATCTCGGTGTAAGTCAGGTTCAACAAGGGGCACAGCTCTTTGGGGTCAAACTCAATGTGCAGGTCCTCGTTGCGCGAGGTGCAGAGCTCTTGTTCAATGAAATTGATAATGGGACACACCTGGTGAATGTCTTTGATGTGCTCATGCTGAGTGCTGTTATGAAATTCATGCTCTAGAATGTGTACCGACATGACATCGTAGCTGATGGGCTTGGTGACAAAGTGCTCCTTTTCACCGGAACAAAACGAGGTGTTGTACTCCTGCAACAGAACGCACAACTTGGATGCATTGTGGTTGTTGGCATCGTGCGGTTGCTCGGTGTGTTCAATCACGTGTGCATTCATGCACAGCTCGTGCTCAACAATTTGTGTGAGCGGGCACAACTCGCTCGGATTCAGATGGGATTTAGGAATCACGATCGCCGCATCCGAAGTGGCAGGAAGCAACAACAGCAGCGAAAGAAACGGCATGAGGTGAGAGAGGTTCATCTTATATTATAAGAAATGTCGGTTTTTTGTGTTTATATACATTCTAAATAAAATAATTATTGGATAGTTGGTTCAATTGGATGAATTAAGTGGTTCGAAATTGCCCCCCGATGCAGGCGTCACTTGCATTTTGTAGTTGTACAATGGCACGCTCGCATCAATGCACAGCTGAATGACAGGACCGGGCACATCGCTGTCGCTGGTCATGGAACAAAGCACCGGCGGCTGGTTGCACTGCAGTGCGACGGTTTCACCACTTGCATTTTTAATTTCCGGCAGGTTGTCCACATTAGGGTTCGTGTAGGTTTGCGTTTGCGTGGCCCACGACTTCTTGCGGGTGAACGCATTGCGCGATATCATGGAATACTGTTGAGCCGGCGACAGCTGCGCGCGGTTGCTTCTATACTTCAAAATCTCTGCCTTGCGCCGTTGGTCCAATGCATACGTGCTGTAGACCAACCCATTGTCGGCACTGCATTCGGAATACCCATAATTGCTGACGCAGTTGGGACAGTTGTTCCCACCCGCTCGAGACCACGGCGGCGGACCGGGCACAAACCCCTTTATTCCACACGAAGTGGTGAACGGGAGAAACGGGGTTGCAGTGGCTGTGTCGGAAGGCAGACTTGTTCCAGAAGCATTGATTGCACTCACTCTGAAATCATAACTTGAACCGTTTTTCAAAAAATACACAGTGGTGGTTGTCATTGAATATTGCACGCCAGTCCATGCAGGGCTCGAACTCAATTTGTATTCAATCTTGAAATTGGTTATTGGAGACCCTCCGTCCGAAGGTCCGGAGGACCACGACAGCTGCACTTGCGCATTTCCAGGGGTCGCTTTTAAATTTGTGGGCGCATCCGGAACCGTTGACGGGGTTGCACTAACAGCTGCCGAATATGGGCTTGTGCCAGATGCATTCACGGCTGCCACTCTGAAATAATAGAGTGTGCCGTTTGTCAGTGATGAAACAGTTATGGTTGTTGCATTTGACGGCGAATGAGCAAATACGCTCCACGCAGATTGATTTGATGGTCTGTATTGCACCACATAATCAGTGATCATGGCGCCTCCATCGGATGTTGGCGCGGTCCAACTCAATGGAACCGCCGCGTTCTGATATGATTGCGCGGTCAATCCAGTGGGTGCGCCGGGAACCGTCGACGGGGTTGCTGATGCTGATGCGGGCGCACCGTTCCCATTTGCATTTTGTGCTATTACTTGAAAACTGTAAGTGGTGCCATTTGTCAATCCGGTCATGACATATGTCGTTGTGGTTGGCAGCAATGAAATCACTGTTGGTCCGTCAGATATCAAATATCCGGTTATTGGGAGACCTCCGTCGGATGTTGGCGCAGTCCAACTCAATGTTGACTGTGCATTCTCGTTGGACGTCGCGGTCAATCCAGTGGGTGCGCCGGGAACCGTTGACGGGGTTGCACTAAAAACAGTAGATGGTTGGCCGATTCCACAACTATTATGCGCTCTGACTTGAAAATAATAAGTTGTGCCGTTCGTCAATCCAGACACAGTTATTGGATTAGATGTTGGATTTGGAGACACCGTGTTATTTAAATTGTTTTGATCCGTTCCATAATTCACAATGTAATAATCTATCGGTTCTCCTCTATCATCTACCACATTAGCAGTGAAAGAGACTGAACCATTGGCACTGGAAATGTTTTGGATGATAGGTGCGCTAAGAGACGCATCCGTGGTTGCAGAGACTGTGGGAGAATCACTGCTCCATCCAGTGCTATTTTGTGCTCTTACATAAAAACTATAGGTTGTTTCCGTTGACAATCCAGTATATTCATACGTAAATACATTCGAACTCACCAATATTGAAGTTGAAAATTGTACACAAGTGATTTCATAATTTGTTATTGTGGACCCAATGCTAAGTGGTTCTTGCCATGCTATGGTTACACTGTTGCAATCAATTGCATTAATATTCACATTGGTCGGTGGGGCAGGAACCGTGTAAATGTTTGCAGGTGTGCTAGTTAAATCGAAATTGTTTGTTGATGAAATTCTAAAATAATATGTTACGGTTGACAAATTACTCACTTGGTATGATGTTGTTTGTGGAGGTATCGCTCCACTGATATTTGTCCAAGAACTATTGTCGGTGGACTGTTCGAGCGTGTAATTGACAATGCTGGATGGGCCGTTCAAATCGTCTCCGTTCCATAGTGGAGGTGTCCATGTGAGTGCAAGTTGATCACCATTCACAATTGTTGCAGACACAATGTCGGGTGGATATGGTCCAACTGTCCAAGTTACATTAGCATAATGAGGAGAACTACCTACATAAACACCGGCGTCATACAGTTCAACCCAAAAAGTATAAGTTGTGCTGGGAGACAAACCACTTATGGTGTAATAAATGTCACCGTCAACATTATGAGAACTGTTGCCACTGCCCCATTCCCACACCACTTTATAACTTGGGAGGAAAGTTCCACTAGTGATCCATGAAAGAAATATGGAATTCGAATTAACCGCATAATGATTGTCGACGTAAATACTCATCTATTGTAATCACTCACAAATTATACACAATTATCATAACGTGATATTAAAAATGACATTGAAAATTCACATTCCTTCATTTCGATTTTGATTTTCTGAAACGGGTTAATGCAACCCATGACACAATGGAAATCGCGGCAATTATAGCAACGCTTGACCGCACCGTGGTCGCCTCTCTCACTTTTGTTAAATTTAAATGAACCAATTCCGGCTGCAGTTCCGTCGCCAGGTGCACAGCATTCGCCACGCTCGATTCCATGGACGTGAAGCTGTAACTGCTGTTCCCGTTTTGCACCCCGCAGTTATACAAATTGTCGAACAAGGCAGACCGGTTCGGCACGTATCCGTGCGTCGTCGTCATGAACGCGTGATTGAACGGCACCCACCGCCGCTGCCCCGCGTCATACGCGCTCTGTGTCAAAAACTGGTAATCCGGTTGCGGCAAATCCGGGTAAACCTGCTGCAACTGTCTAAACACTTCGTTCATAACGCCGCGCTTGTCGCTGATTTCGTTGGCACTCGCGTTCAACCGCACGTTGTCCGACGGCGCGTCCGGCATGGTTACCACCGTGGAAATGACCGTCCGGGACCGCGCGTCGTTGAAGTCCATGTAATCCGACAGCACAATGTTGCCGACGCCCCATGCCGTGCGCGGATATCCCCATATCTTCGGAACCTCCAGTTTCGACCTCCAGTGAAAAATGACCGAAATGTAGGGCAAATACTGCGTTTCTTCCTGAAATCGGTCGAAATCGGGGCCAAATGCCGCTCCCAGCTCCTCGTGCGCGCTCAAAATGCGCTGCACCTCTTGCGGCGGGCACGCCAGAATGATGTTTTTGCATCCACACACGATGGGCTTTGATTCTGAACGAGCGTCGCTGACGGCAATGCCCGACACCTTCGCACTTGCACTTGCACTTGCGGTTGCTGGATCCGAATCCGTGATGAATCGGTCAATGGTCGAATTTTTCATAATGACCACTCCGCGCTTCACCAGCGCATCTTCCCACATGCGGAACAGCCCCACGTCATTCGGCACACGCGGCTGATAAATGCCGTATAAAAAATTCTGATTCAGGATTTGCAAAAAGCTGAAGAGCGTGTAAGTGTCGGCGCTGCCGCCGTCCGTCAATCGGCCGATGCGGTCCAAAATATCGATGGACGCGTTCGAGAAATCATGGGACGAGAGATATTCCAACAACGTGGTTTCCTTGTAAGAATCATTCAGCGTCATGAAACTCCAACCCAGGCTCGCAATTTCTCTCAACGACAGCACCCGAACCGCTTCCAACATCATGGACACCGTGCTGAAGTTGTACTTCACGAACATGTCGTCAAACTGGACGCCCATGTCGTTCAACAACTCTTTAAACATGAGAAAATTGTCAATGTAAATGCGCGGCCCGTGCTCGGTCATCATGCCGTCATGCACGCGGGTCACGCCGTGACAGCCTCCCAAGAAGTCCCGTTTCTCAACCAACAAAACCCGGGAGGAAATCGATAAAACCTGCGCTAAAGCCAGCCCGGTGGGGCCTGCGCCAACCACAATGTGATCGTAATCATAATCTGTCTCCATTATTTTGAGAGAAATTCAATTAAATTTGCAAAATGGACTTTGAATAGTATGAATTGTTATAATTATCTATAAATGATGCACATTTAATAATAACAATTATTCGGACGTCTCTCTTCTAGTTGCCGTTCCATTGCGAAAAGAACCAGCGCATGGACAAATAATCCATGGTGCTCGGCGCACCGCCGGACGATCCCAGCACCGTCAAATTCGGTCCATCGCTGACAATGTTTTGAATCGCGCGCGTGCCAAGTGCGGTGTTGTAGTATCGCAGCGACGACAAGTTGCCGTTGAAGCCGCCGTTGATCGCGACATTCACGTCGCCGTAATTCTGAAAAGGGACCGAATTCAGCGGCAGGCGTTGCGCCAAATCACCGTTGATAAACACGTCCAGCACGGTGTTTTCCACGCGAATGATGACGTTGACCCACTTGTTTACGGGAATGTTGTCCACATCAATGTGGGTGTTCGCATCGTCAAACGTGCTCATGACAACCTTCAACGACATGGAGTTTGTGGAGGAGTCGTCGTAATTCAAATACAATCCGGGCCCGTTGTTCGGCGACATTATCCCGGTACCATCCGTGTTCGGGGTTGCGCTTCCCTTGTTGAACACGTGTCGCAGCGTGGTTGAACTCGGCAAATTGTTTTGCTTGATGAACAACCACACCGACCAGGTGATTCCAATGCCGGTGTCATCATTTACGGAGCGAATGAGGGGGACGGCATTCGACTCGCTCGGATTTTGCGGTATAACCAAATTTCCGACATTGCCATCAATGAGGCCATTCACCAAATACGGACTGGCGTTCGGGGAAAACCACCACGCAATGAGCCCAATGCACAGTCGCAGCACGTAGACAAACACAATGACCACCAAAATCAAGAACGCGGCCTTCGCAACATAGCTGTTTGAATCCAAAAAAGACTTGGACCCGTCAACCACATCGGCCGCCTTGAAATCATTCAATGTCGGTGCTGGAACGGCGCCGGGAATGCCGCCACCAAGGTTTCCAAACCCGCCCCCTGCGCCTGCATCCGCATCAAAACCTGTACCCGCGTATGGACCAAAATTGTTCATTTGTGCTAAATCCAAAATGTTATTATATGTCTTATTAACTTATAATAATAATTTAATTTTGTTGGTTGCAACCAGAACAAATGAATCGGACGGCAGCAATGCACCACTTAGAGGGAAAACTGTCCGACGGTTTGATTGTTGTTTGTGATGCTGAAATTCAATTTGTATGAAGTGAGGAAGTTGAACATGCCAGCCCCGCTGTAGCCCTGGCTGTAAACGTTCCACGCCTCTTCCGGTGAAAAATAATCCGCCTTGTAAACCACGTTGGAAATGAAGCCTTCCAAATCGCCGTCTTTTGGGTTAGTGATTAGAGAGGACTTTACATCATAACCGCCGCCAATGTACAAGTCATCCGTTGAACTCAATGAAGGGGGCATTGTGGTCATGACGCAAGTTCGCACCAGCTTGCCATCCAAATACAGGTCCACCGTGTTGCCATAAATGCTCATCGTGAGGTTGATCCATTTTTGAAGCTGCACATTGCGAATCATGCACGGACTTTTGTCGTTTCCACTCAACACAACATACAAGTCGTTCTGATTGTTGTCTAAATACATCTGGAACAATGGCGTCCCGCCAGAATTACACCGCGTGATGACGTTTTTGTTAAACATGGATGTTCCGTTCGTTTTCCACGCGTCAATGTAAAGCCACACCGAATATCCGTAATTGTTGTTTCCGGTGCTGTTGCTTTCCGTTTTGCTGGAAGGCACATTGACCGACTTGGATGCATCCGAAAAATCAGACACGGATGTGGTTGAATTTGTCATAAATTTATAAACCATGTAAATCAAGACAATGATGAGGACAAATACAAATATTGTCAAAAGATTCATGTTTGATATATTGTGTCTATATTGCTATATTATTATAAACATAATATTTTTTATTGTTGTCATTTCGCAAACATTAAAACGTGTCAACAAAAATGTTTGCAACCGTTTTCAAAATGTAAGCAACCGTTCCATCCGTGCTAAACAGCGCACCCAACACCGCGCCAATCAAACCGAATACAAGTGCCCCCATTAAAAATCCCTTTGTGGATTGCATCACTCCGCCGACGGATTGCTCCGTGTTTTCATCATTGAACAACCAACCAAAAATCGCGCCTAGAATTGCGCCAATGATGCCATATGTTTGGGCTCCGCTTGTGCTGATTGTCGGCATTGGCGTGGGCGTTGGAGCATTCTTGTCCGCCGCTTCAGCTGCCAAGTAGCTTGCAGAGTCGCCCTGGTTCTGCGGATCCATGTCGACGCCCACCACCGGCGGGTTCAGCGCTCGGTTGGTGTTGTACAACCACATGATTTCCGGTTTAGTAAATGGTTCCGTGTTCAACACCACGTTGCAAATTTCTCCGCGAACACCGTCCGCCTGTCCCAATTCCACATTAAAAATCGCAGCACTGGCATTTGTTTTATCGTCCGGCACGTGATCACCCGTGTAAATCAGTTTGTTGTTGATGAATATGTCGATTTTCCCCTTGTCCGAATTGATGACAACATTGTTCCACGTTTGCAATGGCACATCTGACACCGTTAGTGTCTCTGGTGTTGGAGGGGGAGTTGTGGGAGTTGGGCTAGGAGGGGGAGTTGTGGGAGTTGGGCTAGGAGTGGGAGTTGGGCTAGGAGTGGGAGTTGGTGCCTTGTTCAGCTCTATCGGTTTTTCATACAACATGAATTGAATCGTGTTTGTCTTTGGACTGAACTGCATCGACGGTCCGAAATCCCCGAATCGCATAAGATTGATGTAATTGTCCGAATGGTAGTTTGCATTTGTGTTCGGCGGTTGGGGATGGATGTAAAACCAGGCCGACACGCCATAGCTGTAATTTTTCAAATTGACCTTGGTTTGCGAATTGGACACGGGAACCACAATGTCGCCTTGCGTGCTGACAAATTGCACGTCGTGAGTTGTTATGGGAACCGACGTCGTCGTGGAAATGGGGGCCGACAAAATTTGCACGCCGGTGTGATTGATTGCCCTTGCCACGAACGATGGCAGAAACCGTCCAATCAAAATGAAAGCAGCTTGGGCCGCGAGAAGAAGCAAACTGGTGCTGGTTGTCAGCTTGTACTGCTCTTTCGCCATCTCCACGAAATCCAGCATCAAACACGGCAAGTAGAACAAGAAGTTGGCAAACAGCTTCAGCACGTTGATCACCCAGTTGGATTCCGGGTCGCGGCTAACCTGAAACATGGAACCACCCATTTTCCTGGAAGTGGAAAACAGGGTGCGCACCAATCCAATCACAAACGCAATTCCGGTTATGTATATCAACGCATTTATGCCGAATTGCACAATGCTGACAATCGTCACCAATTTGCTGTGCGAGTTCAATAAATACAAGAGGATTCCGATCAAGCAAATCATGACCGCAATCCCCAGTCCGGTTTTGCCGATGAACTTCCCATACGACATGCTGCCTTCCGTTAGTTCCGCGGTGGATGAGTTCATGGCATACACGCCAAATATGAGAAGCGACACAACGAACAACGTCAACAATGTTGCGACCGTTCCCTTTTGACCTTGCACAAAATCGTTCAGGTCGAATGAGGACTTGTAAAGGATCAATCCAATCACGGCAAACACCATGAACCCCGCGATGGTCGCAACCGGATACTGAGCAACCAGCGTTATGAACCAGTAAAATGGAAACAGCAACAGTCGAACCATTGTCATCGCGTAGTCGGACAACGCGGTGCTGCCAATGCCATTTGAAACCACTTGTGGGAAGAATCGTTTGACGACCACGTCGATGCCAAAATTGATGAGGTTGACCACCGAACACAACACCAGCGTCCAAACCAGCAGGTTTATGTAAGGAATGTCGGTCGAAATCGGAAACGGAGTCTTGAAACAGGATGAAAAGGAAGAGTCGGCGCACGGAGTCAGCGGTTTCTTTTGAATGTAAACCCCGAATATCAAGCTGACGACATACGCCAAAAGTCCGAATATGGAAACCTTCTTTGCCAATTCGATAAGATCCGTGTTTGCAACATACTTGGCATACTCAATCAACGGAAACGCCTTGAAAAAATTCATCGGAAGATTGGTCTGATCCCCCAATTGAACCGTGTTCCGGAATTTCCACCAATACGAGACCAGCGTCAGTGCGAGAATCGACAATGCGATTCCATAAACAATTTGTTGTCCAAGCGGGGACGGAATTTCTTTGTCATTCACAACTTGCGTCTTCGCATTTTTCACATCATCCGCATATGTTGCATTCGTGCCTACTACCTTTGTGTATATCATATGAATCGGAAACAACACGCTCAATGCAGCATAATTAAGGTTGATAATCGCAAATATCATGGTGCGGTAGATGCTGAATTTTTGGTTGGGGTCGGCAGATTCGTAGTTTACGAAGACATACAACACCAGGAAAATCAATATGGATATGAAAACCCCAATTGCAAGTAGAAGCCCAGTAACATCAATGCCATTTGCGCCAAACATATTTGCACTAGTAATCCATATTCCAATCATAATCCCCAATGTCATCAATGCATTTAAACCTGTGATGACTTTGCTTTGTGGTGAACCCAAAATGTCAGCACTGTTCACCTCCGAAGATGACCAGATGGATGCGTACTTGTACCACAGCGTGGCCAACACATAATATATGAAATATTGAATGAAGTTGCCGACAATGGCAAAATTCGCATAAGTAATCGAATTATAAATAATTGCCCCAAATGTAAACAACCACAAATAAAATCGTGGGTTTTTCCACGACGGTTCCAGCGGAGGGGGCGCGGGTTGGGGTTGTGATTGCATTTGTCCTGCCTAAAAAATGCTATTATGTTTATTATTTTTAAAACACGACCACTATTATTATACATTGCATATATTTAAAATACATGAAATGAAATGAAATCATGAAATCATGTGCATTCGCTAAAATGTTTCCATGGCGGTTTTTTTGCCGTGGCAGTCGCGACACAGGGCAACCAGGTTGTCCACATTGTTGGAGCCGCCGTGTTCCAGGCGCACGATGTGGTCCACTTCATACCATGCCGGCAACTGGCGGTCGCAATGTCCGCACTTCCACGATTGCTGCGCCGCCACGAACTTCTTCTTGGTTTCGCTGACGCTGCGTTTGGTTGCGTTGTTGCGCCCAGAGGACCGGATGCGCGCCTCCATTTGCGCCTCTCTTCGTTCGCCACCGCTGCCGCCACTGGCAGCCCCATCTCCGTCTTGAAACATGGATTTATTGTTTGCAAAATCGAGAAAGGGCGACAGCATGTCCGCCGACGACCGGCTGATTGGCATGTATCGGATGATGTCGTTCGCATGCGACAGCATGGACTGCGACTGTCCCGGATTCTTTTTGAGGAAGATGTAGAGAGATAATCCAACAAATGCAAAGGTCGACATCTTAATCTCCTTCTGCCACGAATGAAACACCTTCAAATATTTGCCATCATAGTACGTGTTGAACACAAGGAATGCGGTTATCCCGAACACAAAGAGTTCCAGTTTCATGACCTTGTTTGAATTGATTCGTGTATTATTATATTGTCATTATTATTTTTTGAACATCGGGAACTTCAACTGTGGTGAGTATGAACGTGGATACGGATACGGCGTTGGAACCCGTTTAATGGACTTTCGAAAGCGGGAGTTTTCCATGCGATGAAATCGAACCGTTTTTTGTGGGGAGCGAACATCGACCATTGCGTTAATGCGGGCCAGCTCTTTCAAAATGTGCGACACATCAATGCGTTTGTGCCCGTTCGCAAAAATGACGGTGCTGAACAACGTGCGATATCGGTGCAGCATTTCGGCGTACACTGCATCGGGCATGATGAACTGTTTGCGCGGCAGCGTGAACATGTCGTAGAAGGTCGACATGAGCCCCCACACATCCGTGTTGAAACGATACACGGTGCTAAAGTACTCGTTCAATCGAAAACTCCGATTCACGTGGTCGGTGAAATGATGCAATATTTCGGCATTGTAGTTGGTGACTGCATCAATGAGCCGCTCGGAGGCGGCTTTTTCCTTTAATCCGAAAATGCACATGAATATGTATTGAAAGTATTCATAACTCTGGATGTCAAAGGTTTTAATGTATTGTTTGTACACTGTTCGCGTGAAGTGTTTGATCTGAACCATGGTTGGGTTTGATGCATTGGATAAAACCGCAGAAGCGTACAATTCGCACGTCTGGGGGGAAATGACCATGGTCGAGAATGGCCGGTTGAATGTGACGGGGTTGTTCATGAAATGGTGCGGGGGCACGACTTGCGTTGCGGTGCTGACGCCGGCCAGCCCCCAGTCAATGATGCGCGCATTTCCCATCGCATCTATCATGACGTTGTCGGACTTCAAATCGTTGTGAATGACGCCCAACCGGTTCATGGGTGCCACTGCATGCACCAGCAGGGTCGAAACGTGGTCGTTCAATTGATGAATGTGGTTTGCATCGACCACCGACCGGTCCATCCATTCCTTCAAATCAATCCCCAAATCCGGCATGTTTATCATGCGCAACCTCCTCAAATTGGAATTCACGTTTGCCGCCGTGATGTTGTGTCGTTTCATGTTGATGCAAACCTTGTCAAAATTTTCCAGATCGTGTCGATCCAGCGCGTCCGGTTCGCACAAAGAAGCCTGCATGCTGAAGTATTTGTCGTGATGTTTGATGCGGGACAAGTGTCGCCGAATTTGTTGGTATTCTCTCATTTCGTCCTCGGTCATTGTCTTTTCGCCGAGTTTGCTAATATTGCCGTCATGATAATTGCGAACCCGGTCCTTGCATTTGAGAGACGGTTTAAAAATGCACCCCTGGGCACCTGCAAATATGGGTATGCCACCCCTTTTATTGCGACGACGGGTGTGATTGAAACGGTTCTTTGGCATTGACATTGGCATTGGCATTGGCATTGTGTCCATGTATCACTACACATTGTAATTATTTTATTTTCGCACTCATTGGGTTCATGCATAATACATGTAATACATGGTTGTTGCGGCGCCAAGCGCACACAGAGCATAAATCAGTTTGCGTCGATACTTTATTTCTTCGCGCAACCGCACCTCTTTGGGTTTGTAATTGGAATAATACGCGTTGATTGCGTCCTGCAACGAGACTTCGTCCCGATTCAAACGCAGATTGATTTGGTTGTGCAAAAAATGCACCCATTTGATAAAGGACTCGCGCTTGTCCAAATAGGGGGAAACCGGATACTTGTCCAACAGTTCGCTTAATGTGTTGCCCATTTGATGATTGGGCAGAAACAGCGGCAGGTTTTGAATGAAATCGTAGTATTTTTTTATGGTGACGTCGTTGGGTCTCTCGGGATACGTCACGGCCATGCTGAACAAGACGAACCAATAATGCGGACCCCACACGGACGCGTCCAATGCAGTCGTTGCATTGCCATCCTTGTATATCATGTACGATTTCATGCTGTTCTTATTTTTTACAATCAAACAATATAAAAAGAAGTGTGATTTAACACATAAGAGAGGTTGCGCCACCCAATTAGTCAAAAATGTATTCATTTAATGCTTTGAAAAATGGCGACGACGATGAGGGTTCTGAAGACGCGGATGGATCCGACGGCTCGCCCCACACCACGTGCACAAAAGCGGCATTATTGCATGCCAATCATCACTATTTGCATTCTAAAAGGAACACGTTTTGCAATAATTGTGGCAAAAACGGGCACGTGATGCATGCGTGCAAAAATCCAATCATCAGCAATGGAATCATTGTCTACAAAGAGGGCGACAGCGGGGGCGGGGTGCAGTATTTGATGATCCGGCGGAAAGACACGCTCGGATTTGTTGAATTCATTCGCGGCAAATATCCGATTTACAATCAAACCTATGTGCAGCGTCTCATTGATGAAATGACGTTGGATGAAAAGCATCGATTGCAAACCCAAACATTTAGCGAGTTGTGGAAAAATGTGTGGGGGGATTATTTGAATTCCAAATACCAAAATGAAGAAGCGGTGTCTTGCGACCGGTTCAATGTCTTGAAGTCCGGCATAAAGTTGAACCGCAACGGAGGAACCCATTACACTCTGAACACGTTGATTGCCAATTCAAACACGCAGTGGACCGAACCGGAGTGGGGGTTCCCCAAAGGACGCCGCAACTATCAAGAAAAAGACATCGATTGTGCCCTTCGTGAATTTTCGGAAGAAACCGGATACAATGAAAATCGGCTAATGGTCGTGCAGAACGTGATTCCCTATGAAGAAATATTCATGGGTTCAAACATGAAAACGTATAAACACAAGTATTACGTTGCGCACATGCGATTTCCGGACAAATCGCCGTCCGAATCATCGCCCGTGTTTCAAAAAACGGAAGTCAGCAAAATGGGATGGTTCACATACGAAGAATGCATGGGGAGGATACGCCCGTATAATTTAGAAAAAATCAACATTTTGTGCAAGTTGAACAACGCATTGGCGGAATGCAAACGAGTGCCTCATTGAGCAAAGCGATTGGATTTTGGGATTGGGATTGGGATTGGGATGGGATTGGATTCCCTGGCTGGGGGTTTAGTTGCTCAATTTATAATCGTTTTATATTATAACGATTATAACAAAGGGTTTTGCAAGTGCAATGACTTCTCCTGCGGTTCCTCTTCCTCTTCCTCTTCTTCCTCTGGAAGAAAATCCCAATCCAGTGTCAAAAAAATCAAAGCCAAAACGGGCACAACACCCGCAGCGGTCCATCGAAGCGATGGAGTGGAATCAAACCGGGAACCTCGCAGAGGCGGAAGAACCCCTCACATTTTTGTATCCAACGCTGAACAACCCCCATTTCGCTCTCAACATTGCCGAGCGCAAAGAATTTCACGACACCAAATACGATGTCATAATTCCCGAATCGCAGCGTCAAATGGAAACTGAAGCGGTGAAGCTGTGCAAAGCCGAATTTGAACTGGCTCCGCACCAACTATTTGTTCGGAATTTTCTCTCGATAATGACACCGTACAACAGTTTATTGCTGTATCATGGTCTCGGAACGGGCAAAACGTGTTCGGCCATCAGCGTGGCGGAAGAAATGCGCGACTACATGACCCAGATCGGTTTAACAAAAAAAATACTGGTGGTCGCATCGGTGAACGTGCAGGACAACTTTCGCAAACAACTGTTTGATTTTGCCAAATTGAAATTCGATGGAAACCTGCGACGGTTTTACATACGCGGATGCACCGGAAACAAGCTGCTGAAAGAAGTGGGGGCAAATGCGGAGCTGACCGATTTGACCGAGCGAAACATAGAAGCGGTTCGTTCCGGCATTGTGCAGCGCATCACTCGCCTCATCAATGCCAACTACGAGTTCATGGGCTACATTGAATTGGCCAATTTGGTGCGACGACTGACCACAAAGGCGGGCATGTCGAAGCAGGATGCCATTCAAGCAATCAAACGCGAATTCAACGACCGTCTGCTCATCGTGGATGAGATTCACAACGTGCGCAGCGACGAAGAAGCGAAAGAGAAGGAATCCACTGCCGGAACCAGTGTGTCCGAAGAGTTGTACAAGTTGGTGCGGTATGCTGCTAATTTGCGTCTGCTGCTGTTATCGGGCACGCCGATGTACAACGACCCGCGCGAAATCGTTTGGTTGCTAAATTTGATGAACGCGAACGATCGTCGGTCAACGATTGCAGTCAGCGATGTGTTTGACCGGGACGGCAATTTGTTGGTGAAGGACGGACGCCCCGTGGGCGCCGAGCTGCTGCGCATGAAATCCAACGGCTATGTTTCGGTTGTGAAAGGAGAGAATCCCTACATTTTCCCATACCGAATGTATCCGAGCGATTTTGCCAAAGAGCACTCGTTTTTGCAGCTGAATCGCGAACAGCGCCCCTCGTTGCAGCTGAATAACAGCCCCATTCCGGATCCGTTGCAGCACTTGGACCTCTATTTGAACCCCATCGGACCGTATCAAGCAACGGTTTACAACTACATCATTGGGCGGAAAAGGCACGAAATGGCCAACAAGGACGCAACCTCGTTCGGCTCGTTTTTGTTAAAGCAGCCCATTGAAGCGCTCAACATGGTGTATCCCAGCGTGGAGTTTGACAAGCTCATGGCGCGCCGAAAGCCGGCGTCGGATGCAACCGGCGTGGTGTCAACCGCGGATGTTGCGCTCCTCGCGGACATCAAAGGACTGCTCGGAGACGCCGGCATCAAGCGGCTGATGAAGTATGAAGAATCCGAAGAGAGCGGGCGCATTTTCAACTATGAATACAAGCCCAACACGCTTGCAAATTACGGGAAAATCTTTTCACCCGAGGAAATCGGGAAGTACAGCAGCAAAATTGCGAGCATTTGCGCGCAAATTGAACGAGCCACCGGAATTGTGCTGATTTACAGTGAATACATTGGCGGCGGTGCGGTGCCAATTGCGCTGGCTTTGGAAGAACTGGGGTTCACGCGGTTCGACAAAGAGGTGGGTTCGCTGTTTAAAAAGGCGCCCGTGACGCAGCGCGTCATCCAGCACCAGCAAAAGCGGTTCGCCGCAAAATACGCGATGTTTACTGGAGACAAGCACCTGTCCCCGGACAATCGCGCCGAACTGGAAGCGCTGACAACGGACAATGCAATCGGACAGCGCATCAAAGTGGTGATCATTTCCAAGGCCGGCAGCGAAGGCGTTGATTTCAAGAACGTGCGCCAAGTGCACATCATGGAGCCGTGGTACAACATGAACCGCATTGAGCAAATCATTGGACGAGCCGTGCGCAACTGCAGTCATGCCGACCTCCCGTTTGTCGAGCGCAATGTGCAGCTGTTTTTGTACGGAACATTGCTGCCTGCCACTCCGGAGGTGGAAGCCGCCGACCTCTACGTGTATCGTCTGGCCGAGTCCAAAGCCGTGCAAATCGGGCGCGTGAGTCGCATCCTAAAGCAAAACGCGGTGGATTGTTTGCTGAACGTGGATCAAACCAAATTCAGCCAGGAGGTCATTCGCCGCCACAACGGCGGCCGCAATGTCGTCGTGCGCCAAGTGCTGGCGGACGGAACCGTCATGCCCAATTATGCCGTGGGGGACCGCCCATTTTCATTTGTGTGCGATTATCAGGAGACGTGCGAGTTCAAGTGCATTGACGGCGACGGCAGCAAACTCAAGGTCGTTGAAGACACGTATTCGGAGCCATTCATTGTCATGAACGCCGACCGAATCATTCAACGCATCCGAGAGTTGTTCAAGGAGCGGCATTTTTACAAACGAGACGCGCTGTTGAAACATTTGATCGGCCACTCCGACCAACAAGTGGACGTTGCACTGACTCAAATGCTCGCGGATGAAGGGCGCTTGGTGGATAAATACGAGCGTGCAGGCCGCCTCATTAACGCGGGCGAATATTACTTGTTTCAACCGTTGGAATTGACGGACACGCAGATCAGCGTGCATGACCGCAGCGCACCCCTGCAATTCAAGCGAGACCACATTTCATTTCCGCTTGCGGACGGCACCCTGGAAATGCTGGCGGAAAAGCACGGGTTCGCCAAACCGAAACAGCTCGCGGAAGCTGCGGCACTGCCCGCCGCAATTCAAGAGATGAAGGGCGCGTATCAAGAAATAACCCGCGCACTCAGCGCCGAACAAAAAAAAGCAATCGACAAAAACACCAAGGGCTGGAACGAGCTGTGTCCGGACGTCATGCGCGAATTGCATGAAACGCAGGGCATTGACATGACTGTATTGAAACGGTGTGTCGTGGAGCATTTTGTGGAGGACCTCTTGGTGTCATCGTATGACACGGGTCTGCAGTATTTAAACATGGTGTACGCTCAAACCGCACCAGCCTTGGACGAATTTGACCGGTTTGCGCGCGAGTATTTTGACAACCAAATACGGACAAACCCCAAGTATGCAGGAGAACAGGGCATTCTGATGCTGAAAAAACAGACGGATACTGGCTGGCAGGGGGTTGTGCGCAAAAATGCGGAATCTGCGTGGGCCCCGCACGCTTCCAAAGAGGAATGGCGACACTACGCGGAAGACATTGCCGCCAAGATGCCGCGCGAATCAAGTATGTCCCACATCACTGGGTTCATTTCCGAATTTAAGGAAAAAAGTGGAGGAAGCTACGCGGTGTTTAAAATTAAATACGTGCATGAAAAAGGCACCGGTGCGAGATGCGACCAAATTTCATCCAAACAGCGCCGCCTCACCATTGTGAACCAAGTGATGCATGGGTTGGAGTCCGATGCTGCGCCGACGTACACGATGGAAAACACGAAGGACCAAAACACCGCCCGATTCTGCGTTTTGCCGGAGCTGCTGTTGCGCAGCTACAACCTGATGCGAAAGGACGGAAAACACTGGTTTTTAACACCGGTGCAGGTCGTGTATCTTGAAAAAAAAGCGTCGTTGGTTCGAAAATGAATGGGAAATGCCTGAACCCATTCCAAACAATGATTCTGCGGGTTTAAGCAAATAAAACTATAATATGCGCATATATTAACCATCACAACTTCCATTACATCACACGTTCCAATGCAAACATCTCTCAACGGCATGAATCAAACGCGCGTGCATCGCAATGAGCGCGCAGAACAACCGCACGTCAGCCCGGACATGTACGTCCCAACCATGGTGTCCGAGAAGGTCGTGCTGCCAATGACCGCGATTGGTCGCAACGTGAGAGACGTGCTCGAAAAGCATTTAGCGCATGCACACGAGGGCAAATGCAACGCAGAAGGGTTTGTGCGCCCCCGTTCAACGCAGCTGCTGGCGCATTCGTCTGGAGACCTGACCGACAATGGCGCGGTTGCGTTTGAAGTCATGTATGAATACCAAGCATGCAACCCGGTTGAAGGCATGCTCATTTCGTGCGTTGTGCAAAACGTCACGCGGGCGGGATTGCAAGCCCACATTGTCCCTGAACCCAGCCCCGTAACCGTGTTTGTTTCGCGCGACCATCATTATTCGATTGCGCGCTTTTCCAAAATAAAAGCAGGCGATGAAATTGTGGTGCGCGTGATCGGACAACACTTTGAACTGAACGATCCAATGGTTTCCGTCATTGCAGAACTTTCGCAACCATGACCAAGCGACCAAGCAACCAAGCAACATTAATAACATTAACATTAATTCAAAAAATTGAATTAAAATTATCACAAAACATTTAATGTAGCCAACACAGCACATTCGACAAGCATGAACTGCAATGCGTTATATCAAACATCCAATGTTCGCCACAAAATGTGTGTTCCATTTTCCAACATAAGAAATTTTGAACGCCTCGAAGACCATCTGAAAGATGTCGTTTCAAAAGAAATCGGCGGGAAATGCATTCCGGACGGGTTTGTCAAACCGGAGTCATGCAGTCTGCAGTGCTATTCAATCGGCACATTCTTGGCGGGAAACATTCATTTTGTGGTCAACATTGAGTGCATGATTTGTTGTCCCAAAGAAGGAACGGTCCTGTCTTGCATTGCGAAAACGGTGACGCAAGCGGGCATTCGAGCCCATGCACTGTGCGATCCGTCCCCCATTGTGGTTTACATTTCCCGCGAAATGCATGACGCGGTTTCCAAGCACAGGCTCATGTCAAATTCAATGGACTCCATCAAACCCGGCGACGTCATTCAGGTTCGGGTCGTCGGCAGGCGGTTCGAATTGAATGACAAACACGTTTCGATCATCGGTGAATTGGTCTCTACGGTTTAAAAAATTGTTTCGTCAATTCCGTTTTTTGATTCTCGACTTCTTTCAACTGGGTCTCTTGTTCATTCACGTAGCTCAGATAATCTGTTATTTTGGAAATGATTGCGTCGTCCACATTTGTTAAGTTCACGAACGACCCATTCTTGTTTTCAGTCATGCCGACGTTGTGTTGCGTCATAATTTTTAATATCTGAATTTGATGGTGCTGGTTCAATGCCTCCACGCAATCTTTTATTTGCTTTAAATCGGAAACTGGCATCTTTATTTGCTTTTTACGTTGAATTATGGGTGTGAATGTTCATCATTGTCATGATGATTCTAATATGTTTTCATTCGTTATAATTAGAATTCAATGATTGTGTTGGTATGAAAAATACTACATGCAAATGATTTAAACGCGCATCAACAAAACAATGCATCCATGCATTCATGCAAATGCACCATCCCAGACACAAGGCAAATGATGCCCTGAATCAATTGCGCGAATTCATGCTGTATGACACGACTGCGACCATGTCGCAACCTTCGCCACTGCAAAAGCCAGCACCACCAGCACCACTGCAAAAGCCAGCACCACCAGCACCACCAGCACCACCAGCACCACTGCAAAAGCCAGATGAAACCGCATTTCAGCCGCCAGCACATCAAGACGTGCTGTTTTGGTGTTTGTATGTCATGATGCACGGCGCATTCAAATACGAACAATTGGCAAACCGATACACCGCCGAGCAAGACACAAAACGCGACCAAGTGTTGCTTTTAAGAAAGCACATGAGGGAGCTGAAACAAGCAACCGGAATCAAAATAACCGCATCCACAATTGAGAATGATATAATGACTGCACACATTACACCACATGCATTCCAGGTGCTAGTGCATTTGAATTCTCTCAACGCAATCCTTGTGAATCCGTACAATCATGTGTATGCCGAGTTTATTAGCGATGCGGTTTCGGACAAGCCCACATACGTGATAAAACGAAAGGAGGAAAAAACAAGACGCGTGTGCATGACCCAAGCAACCGAGGCACAACTGGAATCATTTCGCAAAACATATTATCGGATAGAAAACTTGCATAAACCAATCAAATCCATCAGCGCATACACAGTGGCAGACCTGACCGAAATGTGCCATCGACTGAAAATCCAAATCAAACCCAAAATGAAAAAACAAGAAATATATGATGCAATATCAAGGCAACTTTTTTTATGACGAGGCCGAGGCATTCACATGATGTTTGAATTCAATGAATTAAGTGATAAAATTGAATTTAAATAATATGCTCTCTTAATATACATCATCGGACTCCGCAAATCACAATGCAGAAACATCAAAAGCAAGCCCCACCGCACGAATTGTTTGATCGAATGGTTGAACACTATTTAGGCGGGGTGTTGCAAACTGATGGCGGCACGCTTGAGCTGGAGGTGCGGTTCGGAACCCGCAATTTGAAACACGTGGCGTCCACCACCAAAATTGATTTTGACAATGTCATTAAATCCCTGCTGTCGTCCGGATTCGTCATGGAAAAAACGGACGAATGCACCCTCAAAATCAATTCCGAAATTCAAGACCCACACACCGGAAAACCCAACATGTCGGACATTCGCACCGAAATCCGGGGGTTGCACAATGTGCAACTATACTGCAGAACCAATTCGTTGGACAAGGTCATGCCCGTGTTCGTTCAAAAAACGGGGTGCGAAAATAGCTCCGGAGAAATAATTCCTCCGCTCAATTTTGACGACTTCAATTTTCGTCTCTCTCTGCAGAAGGAAAAACAGTTTGCGGAGTCGTCTTCCAGTGCCAAAACGGTGGTTGGACCCTGGCGCAGCAGCAAAAAAACGTTTCGCTACATCAGTCGCAGCACATTTCGCAACCCTGCATTTCCATTCGTGGTGGACATGAGCATTGTCAAAGAATCTCGTCGCGATTACGCCGGCAACGGCGGCAGCAACCACATGATTCCCACGCACACGTTTGCCGAATCGCAGGTCGTGGAATCCCAGCCCAAATATGAAATCGAGATTGAGGTACTGAATGATGCGGTCGGGCAAGGAACCGCGTTCAACACGACAAAAAAACTGGCCGATGCGCTGCGTTCCGCGATCAAGACCGTCATGTCTGGACTGCAAGGCACCAACTATCCGGTGGGTGCGGCTGAACAGGCGCTCGTCGCGCAGGAATACATGCGTTTGTTGCATCCCGAAAAAGAACCCCATCACAGCGAAAAGGACAAGAACGAGCCCCCAGTAAAACTGCTTCCCAAGCATTTTGTTGGGCCGTCGTCGTACACGCTTCAGATTCAGAACATAGTGCCCATAAATGAAAACTGCACCGTCCCCAATGTGCGAAACAATTACACGGTCACCGACAAGGCCGACGGCGCGCGCAAGCTGCTTTACATTTGCCCTTCTGGACGCATTTACTTCATCGACATGAACATGCGAATTCAATTCACCGGCGCGCAATCCGACAACGACAAATTGTTCTACACGCTTTTGGATGGCGAGCACATCCTGCACGACAAGAACGGCCGGTTCATCAACCTGTTTGCCGCGTTTGACGTGTATTACATCGCCGGCAAGGACGTGCGCGCACTGCATTTCGTGCCTCCCTCCGCCGAAGCGCCAATCAGCAAGTTTAGGCTGCCGCTGTTGGTGAACGTGATAAATGAACTGAACGTTCGTTCTGTCGTGCGCGGTGCAGCCACGTGTCCGGTGCGCATCGAACACAAGAAATTCAAGTACACCGGGGCTGATCAAAGCATATTTCAGTGCTGCGCCACGCTCATGTCGCAGATTGACGCGGCTGCGTTTGAATACAACACCGATGGCATGATTTTCACGCCAGCGGATGCGCCGGTGGGAGGCGAAGCGGGTGGCGAGACGGCTGGACCCAAAACCAAAACCACCTGGGGACTTTCCTTCAAATGGAAGCCGACCGAAGCCAACACGATCGACTTTCTGGCCACGATGGTCCGAGACACGAACGGGCAGCCCAAGGTGTCGAGCATTTACACGGACGGCATGAACGCCGCCAAGCTGGACCAGGTGGTTCAATACAAGACGCTCACGCTGCGGGTCGGGTTTGACGAAAAAAAGCACGGCTATTTGAATCCGTGCGAGGATGTCATACAAGGCAAGCTGCCGGCACACAAAAAACCTGGAGCCAGGAATGACGGCGAGGATTCATACAAACCAACCCCATTTTATCCCACGAATCCGTATGACCCGAGCGCGCACGTGTGCAATGTCATTCTTCGCGCAGATGCGGCGGGAAATCGCGGCATGATGCTGACGACGGAAAACGAGGTGATTGAAGACGGCACAATCATTGAGTGCGCATACAATGTTGGCGCCGCTGACCCGCGCTTTCGCTGGATTCCGCTCCGCGTCCGCACCGACAAAACGGCGGAGTATCGCAGTGGTCAGAAAAATTACGGCAATGCCTATCACGTCGCCAATTCCAACTGGCACACTATTCACAACCCGATCACAAAGAAGATGTTGACAACGGGCAAAGACATTCCGGACGAGCTGGCCGACGATGACGTGTATTACAACCGCGTCACAGCATCCGGCGACACCACCACGCGCGGGCTGCGCGATTTCCACAACCTCGTTGTTAAGCGCGCGTTGATTGGCGGCGCGAGCAAGCGCGGCAACACGCTGATTGACTTTGCGGTGGGCAAGGGCGGCGACCTGCCGAAATGGATCCACTCCAACCTGTCGTTCGTATTCGGCATCGATATATCGAAAGACAACATTCAGAACCAGCTGGACGGCGCGTGTGCGCGCTACTTGGATTATTGCAAGCGCTTCAGCATCATGCCGGGGGCGCTGTTTGTGCAGGGCAATAGCGCGCTCAACATCAAAAGCGGAGCCGGAATCAGCGGCGAAAAATACAAGCAGGTCGTTAGAGCCGTGTTCGGGGACGGGCCCAAGGACAAGGCGCTGCTGGGCGAAGGCGTCTATCGCGAATACGGCAAAGCCGAAAACGGGTTCAACGTGTCGTCGTGCCAGTTCGCAATTCACTACATGTTTGAAACCCGCGCAAACGTGTGCAACTTTCTGCGCAACGTGTGCGAGTGCACGGAGGTGGGCGGCTACTTCATCGGCACCACGTATGATGGCGCAACCATGTTTGACGCGTTGAAGCCGTATGAGATGGGGGACGGCATCTCTGTCATGCACAATGGCAAACGCGTGTGGCAAGTGACGAAAGCGTATGCCGCAACCGAGTTCCCGGATGACGAGACGAGCGTGGGATACGCCATTGACGTGTATCAGGAGTCCATCAACAAGACGTTCCGCGAGTATTTGGTCAATTTCAACTACTTGAAACGCATGATGTCGAATTTTGGGTTCGAAGTTGTGGAGCGGGATGATGCGCTGAAGGACCTGGGACTGCCGGACGGAACCGGCATGTTTGAGCAGCTCTATGCGCAGATGATGGCGCGCATAAAACAGAACCCGGCATGTGTATCTGATTTAGGGGACGCGCCGGATATGCGCGACTACGAGCGCCGCATCTCCTTTTACAATCGCTACTTTGTGTTTAAGAAGGTGCGGTCCATTGACAACGCGGAACTGGTGGTGAAGAGCCTGTTGGGCACGTCCACCGCGTTCGAAAAACAAATGGCGGCATTGGAACAGGAACAGGCGGAACTTGATGCACAACCCGTGGCTCAAACCCAAGCGCCTGTCGCTGCTCCTGTCGCTGCTCCTGTCGCTGCTCCTGTCGTTCCTTTGACAAAACCCAAGCCAAAGCCTAGAGCCACCAAACCGGCGACTGCTGCTGTTCCTGGTGCTGTTCCTGGTCCTGCTGTTCCTGATCCGGAACCAGAGAAAAAAAAGCCGGGCAGGAAGCCCAAAATTCAGTTGGTTGTTAAAGAGAAAGACACATGAATGAATAAAATTAACACGTATCCACATTCCAATAAATAAAAAATAATATGACTTTAGATTATAGTATTTTTTACAATCATGGCTTCAGCTGCAAATCCGTTTGCTTCATTACTGTACAAATCACTCCCACCTGTGGGCGCATCTGGCAATGCCAATCCGTTTTTACATGATCCAGCCGCGTTGGCTTCAGACGATGTGGGTTCCGATGGTTCATGGACCGACGAATCTTCGTTTTCTCACTTGTTTAAACCTTTGCCCACACGAAGTCGTGCTGTGCCAGTCAGAAGTATAATAAAAAGAAGCCTGACACGCAAACGCATTAATAATCCAAGCTCTCAGGTTGGAATGCAATGCATGCGAGGACAGGATGGCAAATATTATTACATTCCAATTGACGCATACAATCCAGCACATTTGAAAATAATAGAGGAAGTGAGTCCATTGCTGGTGAATCCAACGCCCAGCCAATTTCAAAAAGGTGCATTATACACATACATCCTTGCATCCATTATCACAAAGGATTCGGGCACAGGTGCAGATGTTCAACTCGTTCCACCAAAATTATACGCATGCCAAGCACAAAATATTTTTGAATTTGGCACAAAACATCATCATATATTTTTTCGCATGGCTCTGACAACTGAATTGGCCAATGTTGCACAAGCCAACGGAATTGATGAAAACAAAGTGGAATACGGATTGTATGCATCTGGTGAAATAAAATGTGTTGAACCAAAAAAATTAAAGGTTAATTTTTTTTCAGGAACATACAAAATGCAACGTGCAATCCCCCTACATCGTGAACGAAACGAAATATTATTCATGAAAGGATTGATGCATAAGATTAACTCTGATTATAGAATACAGTTTAATTCTAAACCATTCATAACATCAGAATCTGTGCCAATAACGCATGAACAGATTGGAAGTTTGAATGCAAAAGGAATTCCGACATTTGGATTTGACACGGGAAGGCAATGTAGCGAAATGAGAATGCATGTCGGGCGAATCAAATACATTGAAAAAAGAACAATTACACACGATGAAATGAGAGAAAAATACAAACAAATAGTTGCCCCTCCTCCTCCACAAGAAACAAATGCATCCAGATTTGCGTCTGCGGTTGCTTCCAAAGCCGCTTCATTGTTTCCATTTGCCTCATCATTTGCCTCATCATTCACAGGTTCTGCGCCTGCCACATTTGCTCCGCCAAGATTCACAAGTGCTTATGCAATGACGACAGAGGAACTCATTGGTTATGCCGATCGACATGGTCTGCCAAGTCCAACCCCGTACGACAAAGATGTAATGAAAAAGAGAGTTCAAGCACACATGGACGCAAACAAGGGCAAAGGTGGTGGAAAAACCCGAACACTAAAGAAGAAAAGAACACTGAAGAAAAAATGAATAACGGGATTACTTTAAAAATTGATTTAAAAATAATACAATAATACAACAATTAGAATCGAACAATGATCATCCCCGTCAAATGCTTTACATGCGGCAACGTCATCGCCAACAAATACGAACACTATCTCAGTAAAGTGCGGGAAAAAAAGATGGCTCGTGGCATGGATACCGAAAAAGTGATTTATTTGACCAAAGAGTTCATCAACAAAACGCCCGAGGGAGAAGTCATGGACGAACTTAAGCTGAAGAAAATGTGTTGCCGTCGTCACTTCTTGACGCACGTGGACATTGAATGAATGGATGGTTCATTGCAGTTTGTCTTCGTCTAGTGCATCATTCAATCCGGATTCATTCACCCCCGATTCATTCAACCCCAAATCGTTCAAACTAGATTGTTTTTGTTTTTGACGAATTGGATGCGGCATGCGATTGTTTTGCAGATCGTCTTCTATGATGGATAAACAAATGCTCGCAGTCGTGTATCTGAATGCACCCGGAATGACGCCATTTGCGCATGCTGCAATGGATGCCAGCAACAGTTTAGCCGAAACAATGACAGAGTGCATGAAATGATGTGCAAATGATATCGTTCCTCCATAAACATTTGACCCAAAATGTTTGAATTTGGATTTGGTCATTGCGTTTGCTTCTTGGTTGGTATAAGGCAGCATATGATGGATGGGATGGGATGGGATGGGATGGGATGGGATGGGATGGATGGATGAATGGATCAATTTTGTTGATGTATGGGTTTATGTTTATATGTTTTTACAATGCACAAAATATTTATAATATGATTTCATATTATATATAAACATCCACTCAAACATGAAAACACGGCGCAACACCAATAGACGCAGCAGCAACCGCAGCAGCAACCGCAGCAAGAAGGGCGGGTTTGGAGGGTGGCCTCGAACCACGGCAGTCGGTCCTGCTTGGGACGGCCAAAACGGGGGCAACCACTTCAAGTTTGGCTCAAATGGCGTGGTGGTGGGCGGCATTTCACCCGCCGTTACCGGAAATTGGGGACCCGGAATGCATCAAATCAATCGGCTGGTTCCTCATTTAAGCCAAAAATCATTAAGCATGGGTGGCGGCTCCAAACGCAGTCGCAGCACCAAACGCAGTAATAAAAAGGGCAGGTCCAGGCGCGGTGGTCTGACTTTCGGAGGATTGCCAGACAACATTAAAATTGGATGGGACGGTGCAAAAAACGCATTGCAAAATGGATATCGCGGATTCATGGGGGTGAAACCACTTGAATCGTCAATTCCGTGGCATCAAAAGGCGCTTAGTTCATCCAAAATGCCAAACACGCACGCTCCAAAGCCGTACGTCATTAACGCGGTTAAAAACATCTCATAAATACACATGATTTATATTTTTATTGCTTGCACAATCAAAATATATTATAGACACTGTGTATACCCCCTCCCCCACCATTTAAACAATTGTCATTGTATCAAAACCTATGCGTTCCGGCAAAATTGTATATCACCCTTGCGATCATCTACGCGATTGGTGCATATTTCAGCATGCATGAGTTTTCAAATTTCATGCAAGTGAATCAATCTAAAATGCACTCTTCTCTGAGTTCATTGAATTTTAGCGTGAATAAATACAAAAACTCACTTACTTTCGCAAATGTGTTGTTCACCTTGTTTTGGACCTGGGTTTTGAACTGTCTCTGCTCTGCAGGATACACCAGCGTCTCTTGGTTTTTGGTCTTGTTTCCTTATTTGTTTTTGGTCATTGCGATTGCATTGGGAATATGGACAATCTTTAAACTGCACATCCTTTCGATCGGGGTTTAATTTGCAGCCCCCCATGACTCAATACACAATGTGCTCATCGACCCATTTTTTCAATTGCACGCACGTGGGTTCCATCATTTTATTCAGGCCTTCCGCGTATGCCTGATAATTGGATTCATTGTTCTGCATCAAAACGAGCGTGTTGTAAATGATGTGCTGCATTTCGGGGGTGTATATTTCAATTATTTTTATGAAAATGTCATCCACCGTGTTGTTTGCAGTCGTCGTTGCATCTTCGTCATCGTTCAACACCGGCTTCATTTTGTAGGGTTTAGACGAGTTTGTTGGCGGCGGCTGAATTGTCATGATGTCCGGCGACAGCTGGTCGTCAAGAATGTATCGATACATGGTAAGCGTGTGCAGGATGTGCGGTTTGTCCGTTTGTCCGTACGTTCGTATCAACTTGTTTATGCCCGTCTTTGCCAATTCGGTCAAAAGCACGTGCAGTCGGTGCTGAACCGTGCCATCGTCCTGCTTGCAATGCGCATAAAATTTTTTGAAGCGATGAAACACGTTGAACAAAAAGTACAGGTCTTCCTTGGTGTCGTTGTTGTACCATCGCAACACGGATTGCGAGTAAGCGGGCGGCTGCAGCGTCAATATGTTGTTTTGAATCGTGACTTTGGTTCCCACCGGATAAAACGAGAGAATTGCGATTTGAAGAATGGCTTGCAACGGTTCCAAAATGGTCTCAAATCTCTCCTTTTTTCGCCGGGAATAAATCGTTTTATACAATATTTGGAGCGTGGATTGCATGGTATTGGACTTTATGCTTTGTATTTCAGACTAGCACTTGTATAAGATTAAGGTTTATATTTATTTTTATGAAGTTCTTATTACTTTAAACTTCATAAATTTGTGCATTTATAACTTCATGCATTCATAAATTCGTAATTTGAATGTTTATAAATTATGTGCAATTTAAAACACGTCATCAAAATGAGCAACCCAAAAACAATTGTCGTCGCAGGAGGGGCCGGGTTCATTGGTTCCAATTTGTGCATCCACTTGATCAACCAAAGCGCCGATAATCATGTCATATGCGTGGACAACATGATCACCGGATATCGCGACAATGTAAGAGAGGTGTTGGATCATCCGCGTTTCCGATTCGTGAACCATGACGTGTGTTCAGAAATAACCAACTCGACATTGGGTCTGGACGCAGACGCGCGCATTGATGAATTTTACCATCTGGCATCAATTGCTTCACCCGAAAAATACAAGAAATACCCCATGGAAACATTGCTTACATCCATAAATGGAACCCAACGCATTTTAGAATGCTGCATTTCACACAAGTGCAAACTGCTGTTCACATCCACGAGTGAGGTGTACGGAGACCCACTCGTAAACCCGCAGCCAGAGGAATACTACGGCAATGTGAACACGGTCGGCGAACGGTCATGCTATGACGAGGGCAAACGTGTGGCAGAAACGCTCATATATGAGTCTCGCAAAAAGCACGGTCTTGATTTGAAAATCGCGCGCCTATTTAACACATACGGCCCCAAAATGGATTTGAATGATGGTCGAGTTGTCACCAATTTCATGCGCCAAATCCGAAACGGAAAGCCGGTTGAAATATATGGAGATGGCAGCCAAACCAGATCGTTTTGTTTTATAGATGACATGATTCGGGGGTTGGTTGCATTCATGGCGGCGGGACCAAACGTGCAGGGTCCAATGAATCTTGGCAATCCGCATTGCGAATTCACGATGAACGAACTGGTGTCGGTGTTCGAGTCCGCACTTTCCAAAACAATCGCCGTGGTGCATTTGCCCAAAACGCAGGATGACCCCATGTGCCGCAAGCCGGTCATCACCAAGGCAACCGAACTCATCGGGTTTTCTTGCAAAATTGGTCTGAATGAAGGCATCACCCGGCTGTGGTCCCATTTCAGTGCTTTAAAAAGATGTTATTTTGTTGAATGACTTTGTTGTACGGTATGCCATGTTTGTCGCACCAACTAATGCACTTTGCGACATTCTGCCGCTTCATTGATTCCAACTTTTCCATGTTTCCCTTGTTCAAAATTAAATGAATGGTGGAATTGATGGTTTCCATTTGTTGCTGTCCAATGATTGCGTTGCACTCCTCGATCTTGTTCAAAAAATACGAATCGTGTTCAATTGGAAGCACCGATGTCATTGCCGAATTTTGCGGAAACGCTTCCAATTGTTTAAACATGTCCGTCAAGTGCGGCAAGAGCGCATCCGATGTTTTCAGACGGAATTTTTTGCACACAATGTATCGTTCCGAATTGGCATGCCGACTGGTGCACGGTTTCGACACATACACCTCGTCGTACAGGTTGCACAGAACGTGCATGATGTCAATGGTGGGCTTGGTGAACGTGTCAAACACTTTGAGAATGAAATGCCCTCCCGGCTTTTGCAATGCCAGTGCAAACCCCATCTCCGCGACCAGCAAACGGGCAACCATTGTTTCCTGGTTATTGAAATCACATGAAAAATCAAACCCGCCATCCGCGGTTATCAATTCACACATGTTTTTGTATTTGGACACGCAGTGCTCAAAGTTGGCCAATGAAATGATGTTTCCCGTTCCGTCTGCGCCCGTCTCGATGCACACCCGGTTTCGATGCATTTCCAAAAACCCCTTGCTTTTTTTCCACCCAGGACAAGACGCATCTTGATTCAAAAGGGTCATGCCGCAATGCACGTCGCCTTGGGCGTGAGTTTGACTCTCACAGGACCGTATGTGAACGAGTGCCTCTATGAAGCCGCCCGGGCCCTCTGCCAAATGAAACGATTTCATCTGGGGCGAAAATTCAGACGCAGTGAAAAATGTCGCATGCAATTCAATCATCTTGTAAAAGGAACGCGACAGAGGCCGCAATTTGCTGACCGTGCACGTTTTGCAATTGGGCATTGCCGTGTGAATGAACTCAAATGGGTTCGTGTATTTTTTAACCGAATCCCACGCTTCTTCGCCGCACTCTTCGATTTGTTCTTTCACGGCGCAGAGGTTCATGTTGAGCGTGTGTGAAATCAACACCGAACATGCGTTTTCCGGTGATGACTTGATTTCAAATAAGCCGGACTCGGATGCGGTGGTCAAATTATGCAACTTAGGTAATTCAAAATAATATGACATGAAATACAGCAGTGTAATGATTATACCATTACAATGCATATGGTTTATGTTGTTTTGATCGATTTATTTTAATCCAATCCAATCCAATCCAATCCAATCCAATCCAATCCGAATCAATCATCACAATATTCATATGCTTCTTCGCTCAATTCAGATGACGTGTCAACCAAGACTTCTTCCCTGGGTTGTTTTTTTTCACGCTTCTTGGAAGCCTTGGGTTTTGCATGGCTGTGCTTGGGCGCCGGACACTCGTCGTCGTTTCCATCCGCGTCGGGTTCTTCCTCCGATTCATACTCGTCCGTGTCCGCGGTGTCGTCCTCATCATCGGTTTCGTCCTCCTCCGTTTCTTCATCGTCGCTGCTGTTGTCCACCACAAACCCGTCCTTCAAATATCCGTCCTTGGTTTTTATGTGGGCAGGAATGGCGTCCATTTCATCTTCCTCGTTTTCGTCTTCATCTTCGCACGTCATCAATGAATCGAACCCGCCAAATAAAAAATTATACATTTTGTCCCATTTTTCGAGCGTGAGAGGAATGACACAATGTTGGGCGGTCATGTCCCTGGCAATCAAGGCGCACGATCCAAAAAACAGAATGGTGTCGACCGGTGGCGGGAATTCGTACTTGTTTTCTTGCCCCGCATTTCCGTCTTCGCGAGCCCACAACTCCACCATAAATCGTTCATCTGTTCCAGAACCAGAACCAGAACCAGAACCAGAATAAGCCCATTCTGCTCTAACTTCAAACCCCGAAGCTGTTTTAAATTTGCATTTTTTTGCCAATTCTAGCGGAGTGTACGCATGGATGCTTGACTGCCGCAAATCGCCGTTGCGTTCGACAATGACAATTGGAATGGGCACTGTGGGCGGCATGATCAACTGTAGGAATGTGTGTCTGTTGGCTGATTGATTGCAATATCTTTGTGCATGGGTTTAAATCATTTATTTTCTATATTTTATCCGCTCATGCATGTTTGGGATACGTTGTAAATCTGCAAAAACTTTGTAAGCATAACTTAATCCAATTGTCCAAAATCTCTCAACATAAATCACCATGAATGCGTTTTGGGTTGTTCAATCGACGATTGTTTCCTTTGTCATCATTTTTGTCCTCCACAATTTGTACTCTTTTTTCAAAGAAACGCTGACTGTTCCTAAAATGAAAGACCTCGTGAAGCGTCCTCAACAAAAATATGACACGTTGTTTAGAGAACTGCGCAGCATGCAAACTCCCGAAACCGGGGGCAACAATGCGCCCGATTCATCCGCCGACGCGATGAAGAACGAATTGAAGCGGTATTTAATGGAATTGAACGCACCCGCGCCGGAACCAGAACCGCAACAACAACCATCTAGAGCCAATTCAAATTTCATAGAGTTTGGTTCCGTTTATCAATGAACCGAACCGAACCGAACCAATCAATGCATGCATGCAATGAATGATAGTGAAATCATATTAAAGCGCCAACGACATGACAATGTATCTTGCAACCATGCATTTGTATCACGCGGATGCGAAAGAACGGCTCGCCAATGCATGTCATGTTTTTTATGAAAACAGCGTTCATAAGAAATTTTTGGCAGACATTTACGCTGTCATTCCGAAAGGCAAAAAGTGTGTCGTTTGGTTCACCAACAAGCAGGTGTGGATGTTTCAAATTGCAAAGCGTCCTTACGAGCCCAAACACCCCCCGCTTCCACACAATCCACACAATCCACACAATCCACACAATCCAGCAGCCAAACATTTTCAACCGGTGTCGTTTGACGCAGTGCGGATGCTGAATGTGCCGTGCACCAATGAAGCATGGCATCAGGGGGTGGGCACGATATTGTATGGAACCCACTTGGTTGACAAGAAACGTTTTAGCGTGGAGAACGTGCCCTATTTATGCGGCATAAAACAAGAGGATGATGGAAGCCTGAACCGTTTCCTTCGTTTTTTCGAGTCGCTGAAAAAAGGCAACATGGCATCGTCATTGCCGTTTCAGTTTTTCATGCCAATCATGCACGCCTCATTTGCAGATGCATTCAATGATGCCGCCAGCATAAAATCGTACGAGGTGTATTCCATTCAGCACCGATTTTTGAAACGGGATTGCACTGAATACAAAAATTTGTTGTTTCATTTGGCGCAACCAGAGACACAACCACAACAACCACAACAACCACAATCCCACGCCCCATCCCAAATCCAACCCGCAAATGTCAAATTGGCATTTTTCCCAAAACAGGCGCATTCACAACCACCCAATGACCCCGTGAGAAAGCCGCAACTTCGCACATTTTATGTTAAAGCCGACGTTCAAAATGACATATACCACGTCTTGCACAAAATCGATGAACCCATCACGCAAAACACCATGATTGCGCACATACCCAATTACAAAACCAGCGTCATGATGAACTCCATCTTTCGAAACATTAAAGAGAATCGAAATCTGGATGCATTGGAAGAGAGCGACGATGAAGACGAACTTGCAGAGTCGGGCAACCCGGGCAAATGCAGCTTGGTGGATTTGAACAAGTGTGTGAAAATGGACTGCACATTCAATGCCCGGTTCAAACGGTGGCATCCCGTTGCCATTGCTGTTGCATGAACCGACAACTTGAATGCGTGCATCATTTCATTTCGGTCATCTTGATCACGGATTCAGTCCAGCGGTTGGTCTCAAGCGTGCCTTTGATCCGCCGATTGAATTCTGGAAACTCGATGTTTATTTTCTGCGGCTCCCCGTTTGCAATGTAGTCCTTGATTTGCAGCATGAGCGCCCGAACTGCAGCGAATTTGCACGCATGCAACTTCAGTTCGGACAACTTTTCAAGAATGGGCCGCACTTGTGCTTGCCGCTCCGCCTTTGTTCGGTCCGACACATTTGGCTCAGGACAAGGTTCCATGTTTCAAATATTATATAAGTCAATTGTATAATATTTAATTACTAATCAATCATAAATCACAATGTCAAATATGGGTTCTGATTTGGGTTTATGCAAATACCGGAATGCACTGGGCGTTCCTGGCAAGGGCGCGCATTCCATTCGCCTGGGCGGCGTCGCAATCGTGGATGTCATCATGACGCTGATTGGCGCCTACATCATTGCCCGCATTGCGCGCGCTTCGTTCGCATGGACCGCCGCCGGTTTCTTCTTGCTGGGAATCATCCTGCACCGCCTGTTCTGCGTGCGCACCACCATTGACAAACTCTTATTCCCGCATGTCAAACGGGTTCGATTTACGGAATGACGCAATCCCACGTTTATGATTTAACATGTGATTTTCTCTCGTTTCATGCATTGTCAGAAGGGCAAATGATGCAACCAAACCATGCACAATTGCAAACACCATCAGATCATTCAATGATTTTACCTTATCAGAATCATTGAAACGAGAGAAAATGACACATTAAAAATAAATCAAGCAAACCACACAATGCAATCGAAGTGCTCATCGATATCCCGCGGCGGTCACGGGATTCGGCTGAGATGCGCTCCGATTCTCCGTTGGTGAATAAAAACACACGGTGTGATTGCCGGGCTTGCTGCCATAATACAGTTTGCAGTTGGGCACTTGGTAATTGTTTTTCACGAAGTAGGACGGGTTGTATTCGTAGCTGTATTTTCCGGCATTCGCCCCTTCTGCTCCAAACGCGCTGTAAAACGAGTTGCCGTTCAAATTCACGGTGTTCACGCGCAGGCTCAGTGTGCGCGTGCTGCTGCTGACGCCCCCCTGTTTCGCAAACGGCACGTTGCTGGGCTTGTAAATGGTGGTCCCCTGGCATTTATTGGGCAACTTGTTTTCGTTTGCGCTGCACGAAGGGTACAAGCAGCTGCCCGTCAACCGGGTTTGCGGACCGAAACACTCGTTGTCGGGCCACAGCGGCGCGCCGTCGGGGGAAAAGTATTTGACATCCGGCACCGGATTGGTGGAGAGCTTCTGTTCGTAGCGCTTGCATCGCGACTGCAGATACGCCCGGGTGTCGCCGTAATACGCCTTGCTCATCAGCGTGACCGCGGATTTAATGACATTGTTTGCCGGACAGACGCCAATGTATTTCGTGTTATACAAACCGGTCTGGATCTGGTAGCTGTTTGGATCCGCCGGGTTGCCCACTTGCACGTAGCCATTGTTTTCCACCTTGTCGCACGGTTCGCATTTTTGAGACGGGATTTTCATCAACTTTTGATCCAGCTTTGCGGTTGAATCCGCCGACGCGTCGCCACAATCGCAGGACACGCCGTTGCCCGACTTGGTGGTTCCACCCGGCGTGTCAATGACAATGGAAACCGAGTTCACACTGCGACCGCTGCCGGGGGTTGGCTGCAGCTTGCGACGCCAATGCTTCATGGGACGAGCCTTTAGTGCAGGACCGCTGTAGTTGCGCGCGGCTTCATCCCGGTCGGCGCCAGGCTGAATGTTTAACATTGCGCCGTTCTCGTTTGGCCGACTAAATCCGGGAACCACTTGATTCGTGGTGGTCTGATTCGTGGCAACATTCGACGGTTTGGTGGGATAATGCACCCGTTTGGTTGTTATTAGACTGTTTGAATGGCGCCATCCAATGCCATCCGATATTGTTGCATGCCCGGTTGATGTCATGCTTGTATATTCTTAATGATAAACAACAACAATAACAAATAAATAATATTCAATATATATTAAGTTGAAGATATTATTTATTGCAGTTTGACACTCATGATTTTGTGCAGTATTCTCATCGTGTTTTTCTCATGGCTGTTGCTACATGCTTTGTTTTATTCTAAATCTTATAGCGTCATTGAAGGTTTAGACCCTTCTGCTTCGCCTTCGCCTTCGCCTTCGCCTTCGCCCAAATCAACCCAAGCTCAAATTGATGAAAACACGGCTGCAATCGCACTGTTGAAAACACAAATTGCATCTCTCATCGCCACTGCAACTCAACTAAATGCAACCATGCTTCAGAATGAGACAGGCATCAAGAACAACACAGACATGATTCAAAAGGTGGTGCAGTCTCAGAATGCCACCAATGCAAAACTGGCCAGCATGAAGAAAGCACAATGATAAACACGTACGTTTCATCCATGACAAAATAATGTATTGATATTATATTGAATTAATACATCAAATATCGTTAAACGCAGTGCATGAAACCGTCTCCGCTGCATTCCGTGCTGTTCTTTCTTCCGGATGAGCTTTCCGACACGGCCATTTACAACATCGTCATTGGCATCCTCTGCATTTTTCTAGCATTTTCTCTCGTTGCCCTTTATCGAAGACTCAAATACGGTTCATCCTTTTCATTTTTGGAAGGCATGACTGATCCGGTCCCTGTGAATCCCGACCTGGATCCGGAAGTGGTCAAAATCCAGTCTCAAACCGCGACACTTCAAACCACGTATGACAAATTGACGGATGCAGCGAATGATCAAAAAAACCGCACCAACGCCAATTCGCAGATGCTCATGAAAATCATGAACGATGTGCCCAATCAAACCAACAATTTGACTCATGCCAATCTCAACACGGACGACCCTTCCAAAACAAATATTCCCAGCATCGACATGTCTTAAATTAAGCCAATCGTTGTCCGAAACACGCGGAACACTCCAATTCCAAACAAAAACCCGAACAGAACCTGGATGAACGTGTGGCGCTTATAAAAAATACGCGTGTGCATCAAAAACGCGGCAATCACCAAGGCTGCAACGGTTCCAGCCGGGTGCCATGCCCGCCACGGCAGAAACTGGTGCGCAAATGCCAAAAAGTATCCAACCGATTGCGCGTGTCCCGATGGAAATCCATAAGCGGTGTTGTTCTTGTGCTCGGGCCAAACGGCAGCAATTGCGTGATCCAATGGGCCGGCGGAATGATGCGGCACGGGTCGATTCCCAGCATCCCCGACAAGGCCCCGAAAGAGTTGTTTCAAAACGCCATTGATGAACGAATTGCCAATGTATCCAATGAATGCATATGCATAAGAAATGTGATACGCATGACACAGTAATAATAAAACAAAGAATAACACTTGCGGATACGAGCTAATGCATTTTTCATAGGTTGAGCTCATTTTTTTAATGTATATGTAATATAATATATATCATATACATTTAGTCATATAATAATTGCAATAACGACGAGACAACCATGTCAAATCTCTTTCAGGACGTCTTGGGAGATTTAGACAATGTGGAACAAGAGCTGCTTGGTCCGGACTATCAGTATTTCAAACAAATCAAAACGCCCGGAGAACTGGGGGTGTCCAGCAGCGGAGGTCTAGACACGTTGGCGGCCGACATCAGCGCACTTATTGCATATGTCGAGTTGCTAGTGTCCGGCAGCGGCGACGCATCTGCAACCGGAAATCCACTTGGAAACAAGTTTTTTCTGAAAACCGGCGCCAAATGCAAAGTCGTCAGCAGTGATTCTACGAACGGAAGCGTGGTGGATCGATATGTGTATGTGAACAACGTGCCGGATGGCAACATTCCGTTCATTTCATCCGGACTGGGAGGCGTGCAATTCACCGAGTTCGAAGGGCTGATTCCAGGAACCATGTCGGATGCCGCTGCAATTAATCCATTTTCACTATTGCAATCATTTCAACTGGGGTCCACGCCCGACTGCCAAAGCGTGACGCTGGAAACCATTGATGCCAACAATGCCGTTTCTTCGGCGACCAACTACGTGGCAACCGCGGATATCAAAAACATGCCGGCCGCATGGTTTCCCAATAAGACGAATCCAATCACGGGAGGCACCGAACGAGAGGCGTTCACGCAGCGTCGCAAAAATAAAAACTGCACGAGGCAACTTGGAAGCATCCCGAGTGGCACACTCTCCAGCTTGTATTACACCTCAATCGGGTTGCTGTGTCTTGTGCTGCTGTATTCTCTCATAAAACGCGCGCGAAAGTGATGCGACACTTTTATTAGTGTTTTTTATTAGTGTTTCTTTTTGGTGGCCTTCTTGTTGGCCTTGGACCTCTTGTTCTTGATGTGCCTTTTGGATTTTCCGCCAAACCACGTGCTTGGGCGAAAAATGCTTACATTTGAGTTTGAAAACAAACCACCTTGATTGGTTTGCTGGGTTTGCTGGGTTTGCTGGGTTTCAACCTCTTTTTTTTTGAAAGGTCTAGCTACAGCTTCCAACAACTTTCCAAAAAAAGAAGGCGCTGGAGGAGGAACAGGAGGTGGTGTGCCTTGAACCGGACCCGGAACTAAAGGTCTTTGAGGAGTAGGACCAATTGCAGGAGGGGATAAAAATGAGGCTGAAGATTGCGTCGAGTCTGGTACTAATCCTGTTGCTTGTGTTTGTCCTGGTCCTGGTGCTGGTCCTGTTCCTGTTCCTGTTCCTGGTGCTGGTCCTAATCCTGTTCCTGGTGCTGGTGCTGCTGGCACTGGCACTGGGTCTGGGTCTCCACCCCTCCTTCTACGCAATTTGCGATGATTTTTCGTCTTAGCCATGTGTGGTTCTTATTATATTTGTATATAAATATTTGTATTCAAATATAATGAATCAAATGACGTCTCTCACAACTTGATGCGTTTACAACTTGATGCGTTTACAACTTGATGCGTTTACAACTTGATGCGTTTACAACTTGATGCGCTTAAACAGCTCAAGTGCAACGAGACCGCCGGCGACTTGTGCCAAAATGTAAGGCACCAAATCACTCGATGAAAGCTTTCCAGCGGCAACCATGGCAATAGAAACCGCGGGGTTGAACATGCCACCAGAAATGGCACCGCCAATCATGATCGCAACCGCCAAAGCCGCACCAATGGCAATGGCATTGCCAGTTGCCAAAATGATGTAAATGAAAAACAGAGTCCCGAAAAACTCGACCAAATATTTGTTCAGCATTATTGTTTGTGTGTGTGTTTATGTATTACGCAAATAAAAAAAAGTCATTCATGTCTCCTAAACATCCCCATGTTCGCATGGGTTGTTTCTGCTAAAATGAATTCAACCCTGTGATTCCTCTGCCAATGATGAGACCATGAATGTCTTGGGTGCCTTCGTACGTGTTTACAGCTTCCAGATTCAACATGTGTCTTATGATGTGATACTCGTCCGATATTCCGTTCCCGCCCAAAATGTCTCTGGCGGTTCTGGCCATGTGCAATGATTTTAAACAATTGTTGCGTTTCACAATTGAAATGGTTTCGGGTATTAAATTGCCTTCATCAATCAGTCGTCCCACTCTTAAAACGGACTGCAACCCCAGGGTTATTTCGGTCAACATGTCTGTTAATTTGATTTGAATCAATTGATTGGATGCCAACGGCTTGTTGAATTGTTTTCTATCCAATGCATACTCTCTCGACCTCAAATAGCAATCTTCGGCCGCGCCAAGAACCCCCCATGCGATGCCATACCGCGCATTGTTCAAGCACGTGAATGGGCCTTTCAATCCTTTCACGTTTGGAAGCATGTTTTCCTTAGGAACCACCACATTGTCCATGAAAATCATGCCGGTGTTGGATGCCCGCAGCGAAAACTTCCCCTCTATTTTGGGGCATGACAACCCGTGCATGCCCTTTTCCAATATGAATCCTCGTATGTCGTTGTTGTCATCCTTTGCCCAAATGATGAACACGTCCGCAATGGGCGAATTCGTGATCCAGTTTTTGCTGCCATTCAATGTGTAGTGCCCGTTGTTGAACACGGCCCGGGTCTTCATGCCCGACGGGTCGCTTCCATGGTCGGGTTCGGTCAGGCCAAAACACCCAATTAGATTGCCCTTTGCCAGCTCCGGCAAATACCTGTCTTTTTGAGCCTGGGACCCAAACTTGTGGATGGGATGCATCACCAGCGACGACTGAACGCTGGCGCAACTCCTGTATCCGCTGTCTACCCGCTCGATTTCACGCATCACCAGCCCGTACGAAATGTAATTCACTCCTGGACACCCATAGTCGTGAATGGTGGGTCCCAGCAAGCCACACTTGCCCATTTCTTTCATGATGTTCTTGTCAAACCGTTCGTGTCTAAACGAGGAAACAATGTTGGGTTGCAACACGCTCTTTGAAAACACGGATGCCATGTCTCGTATGGATTTTTCTTCCGAACTCAGCTGATTGTCCAACAAAAATGCATCCCTGTAATTAAATGTGCCGCGTTTCAACAATGTTGCAAGCGCTTGCCGTCTTAAAAACATTATGCCACGTATTGAATATATTTGCGCACATTTTTAAGCACATTTTGCCACAATAACTAAATCATTGTTTGTGCGTGTTGTATCTTTTTTTATGATTTTTCTTGGTTTGCTAAATCAAAATCAATATTGCAAAAATTGATTTCAACAATTGCCATTATATTAACAATAACCAATCCATCAATCAACCCCGACAATCGCAACAACGCAGCAAAATGAAGATCATGGTATTTGACACTGAAACCACTGGACTGCCTCCCAAGAACCGCAAGTGCATGGACCCCGCGCTATGGCCGCACATTGTTCAGCTCAGCTACCTCATGTACGACACCGACAATGACCAAATTCAAGACTTCAAGGACGTCATCATCAGTCTGGGCACGCACATTCCAATGTCCGATGAAAGCGTGGCCATTCACGGCATCACTCGTGAAATGTCGCTGCAACGCGGTGTGGATATCCGAATTGCGCTCTTTGATTTCAAAGCGGCGCTCACCCAGTGCGGCAAGTGCGTTGCCCACAATCTTGATTTTGACTGCAACGTGCTTCAAATGGAGGCCCGACGCAACAAAATGTCCTTCTTCTTCCCGTCCTCGTTTTGCACCATGCTTAACAGCACCGACTTGTGCAAACTGCCCTCGGCGCATGGCATGGGCTACAAGTGGCCCAAGCTGCTGGAGCTACACGAGCACTTGTTCCATCGCGTCCCCAAAAATGCGCACAACTCCAAAATCGACACGATTGTGACGCTGCGATGCTACCACATGCTGGTGCACAAGGAGGACTTGTGCCGCACCAGTCGCGAATTCCGCGCGCTGTTTCGCAATCACTGCACCATTGAATGCGAACGCGACGAACTCGGCGAATTCGGCGACATGACCGAAATGCCGTCGCCACCCAAACCAACTGACCACGCACACGCCCAAACTAAATGACGCAGCATAAACAAACGCCACACTCACAAAAAGCCCACATCAGTTGATCGCACACCAATTCACAAAACGGCACTTGCATCACTTGCATCACTTGCATCACTTGCATCACTGGCATCTCTGGCGTCAGAGGGCTTGGTCGCATCGGTGGCAACGACTCATCCATCCCATATGCATATAATAATGGTTCATTCAATGGCTCGCTCATATGAAAATGATATGATGATTATATGATACAGATATGACACATAAACAACCCTGATATATTTATATTATTTTTGTTTTATGCTGATATAAAGGATTGGTCATATTATTATTATGCAATGCGCGTTGAACTTGGAGTTGTACTGAATGCAATTGATGATGTCAAAGAACATTTGAAGGAGCAAGATTACATAACATGCATGAACATTTTGAGAGACGCCAACAAAATCATATTATCGCACGAAAGAAGAGTGGGCAATTTATGGGGTGCATATTACGAGTTAAGGGATGAAAATGAGTTTTATGAATTGCTTCTTGATTTCATTGGAACCAAACCCATAGAAGTTCCGCTTTCATTTGACCATGATGTAATCTGTCTCTCAAATGCAAGAGACTATTTGGCCAATTTGGATGATTCAGATGAGAACCATGAGATGATTGATGACGATGTTGTTCTTCATTTACAGAATATGGAAAAAATCAAGAGAAAATATGAAAGATTCATGCAGACAAAACACCCAGACTTGATAGATGAAGCAGGTAAATACATAATGAAGCACTCTGGATACGATGATTTTGAATTTTGCGGTCGTTTGTTCGAAAAACACGCGAGTTAATTTTTATTTCAATGATATTGTAATAAAAATTGAACAATGTAAACATTGCAAATAACAACTGACACAACCAACCAACATCATGCCAGGCATCAGCAAGAAACGACTGGCCGGCCAATTTTACACAACCCGTTGCGACTACATTTTAGACGGATTGCCGTTGCCTCTTCAATATTCCGATCGCGTCATCGAACCGTTCGCGGGAACCGGCGACTTGTTGAGTTGGATAAAGAAAAACGCCAGTGCTCTCCCGCCGATTGAAGCGTACGACATTGATCCCAAGCGCGACGACATCATGCAACGAGACACGCTCATGCATCCCCCGGATTACAGCAATGCGTTCGTCCTGACAAATCCGCCGTATTTGGCCCGAAACAAGTGCCCGGACAAAACCGTGTTTGACAAATACGACACCAATGACTTGTACAAGTGTTTCATGCTTTCCGTCGCAGAATGCGCTGCCGGGATTTTAATTATTCCGGCTGGTTTCTTCCTGTCGCCTCGCGACATTGACGCCCGATGCAGAAGCCAGTTCCTAACGAATCATCGCCTGCTTCAAGTCAGGTTCTTCGAGGAGGCCGTGTTTGAAGACACGCCCACCACCGTGGTTGCGTTTGCGTTTGAGCGGTCCGCCGCACCAATGACCGAGCAAACCGTGGATTGGGTCTCAATGCCGTCCAGCGCGCGCAAGACATTCCACATGCGGTCTCAGGATGGCTGGATCATCGGGGGTGATATTTACGACTTGCCCATTCTGACCGGCACAGGCGTCAAGGTGTTTCGACACGTGGAAGGACACGCGTTGAAAGCGGGCGAACAGCTGACCGAAATGACGCTGTGCGCATTGGACAGCGGCACCGAGCACGGCCGAATTTGTCTGGAATACAAGCCCGGCTACGTGTATCCGGCGAAAGACTGCAGCCGTTCTTATGCGACCTTGTGTGTGCATGGGACGACTTTGACCCCAGCACAGCAACAACGAATTTGCAATCAATTCAACGAGCTGATTGAAAAAAAAAGGGAAGAAACATGGAGTCTGTTTCTGCCACAGTATCGGGAATCCAAAGAATACGCGCGGAAACGCATTCCATTCGATTTAGCATATCGCATCGTTCAACATTTGATGACCCAATTGGGAGACTGAGACAAGTAAGTAAGCACAACATGCATTCAAAATCGGGCGTGAAACCATGCATCGAATGCACACATGTCGTCAATGAACACTTTTTCTTTCACGGTTGCGTATTCCGGCAAATTGAGTAAATGGCTGAACAGGACTTTTCTAGCATGACTTTGGGCACCGTCCAATACATTGATGAAATGCACGTTTGCATGATGATTTCCCAGAAGCAACACTTGCAATTGGGCTTCAATAAATGCATGCACCTCTCGCAACGTCCTGGTTTGAGAGCCACCCCCCTCGCATACCATTTTTAAATTGTACAACAACTTGTGTGTTGTCCCATCTTTGCCAACCAGTTGTTGAATTCCATCAAAATCCTCCGTCCAATCAAACCCGTCGGGGCGCGTCAGCGGGTTTGAAAGCGGCTGCATTTGATGGGTGCGTTTGTTTATGCGCGTGGTTGTTTTAGGGCACGATTTTCCCGTGATTTGTTCAACCTGCATGCGTTGCAGCAACTCGCACTCATTTGATTTTCCACCTTTGTACCATGGTTGTTGTTTTCTCCAGTCCTTTGTTTGAAGGTTGGACGGCACTGTGGTTGTGGTTGTGGTTGTGGTTGTCGTTGCTGCTGTCGTGGAAGCATTGGCCACCGCGCTGACCAGTTCATTCAAAATGCAAATTGATGCATAATATGCCGGGGACACACGTTTGATTGCCATGTTCGGGTAAGACTGTTTGCCACTAAATAAATAACTTTATATTTTGTTTCAATTTTTTACCCAATTGTGTGGGAGGAAATGAAAACGGTCATCATGCATTGAAATGCAGAACATTTAATTATAAGCGGTTCTAAGCTGAGCACATTGTGCATCCCTCGTCCATTTGTTCTCCCTTTTCTCCCTTTTCCCCCTTTTTTGATTCGGGTTCAATGGTGAACTGCTGCGGCTGATGGCGTGCTTTGCGCCGCAAGTAATACATGCCCGTCTTGAGCCCCTTGGACCACGCGTAAAAGTGCATGGACGTGAGCGCGGCGTAGTTTGGGTCCTCCATCCACAGATTCATGCTCTGGCTCTGGCAAATGAACGCGCCCCGGTCCGCCGCCATGTCAATGACGTGCTTCATCGGAATCTCCCACACCGTGCAGTACTTGCGCTTCAAATGCTCGCTCAGCCCACCAATGTGCTGCACGCTGCCCTTGTTCGCAATAATGTTGTTTTTGACGCCCTCGTTCCACAGGCCCACCGCCTGCAAATCCGCAATCAAGTGGCGGTTCACCAGAATGAACTCGCCCGCCATGGTGCGCCGCGTGTAAATGTTGCTGGAAATCGGTTCAAAACACTCCGTGTTGCCCAGAATCTGCGACGTGCTGGCGGTCGGCATCGGCGCCAAAAGCAGCGAATTCCTTAAGCCGTGCTTGACAATGCGCGCCTTCAAGGCATCCCAGTCATATCGCCCGGCTTCAGGCTCCACGCCCCACATGTCGTATTGCAGAATGCCTTGCGACGCGGGCGACCCGGCAAACGTGCTATAAGCGCCGTCCTGCTCCGCCAGGTCGCACGACGCCGTGAGCGCGGCATGATACATGGTCTCAAAAATCCGCTTGTTCAAAACGCGGGCTTCGTCGCTGCTGAACGCCAGGTCCAGCAGCATGAACGTGTCGGCCAGCCCCTGCACTCCGATGCCGATGGGCCGGTGCGCCAGGTTGCTGACCCGCGTCTTCGGCGTGGGATAATAATTCACATCAATGACGCGGTTCAAGTTCTCGGTCGCAACGCGGGTCACCTCGTGCAGCTTCTCAAAGTCGAACCCCGGGGAACCTGCGGTTCCCCGCACCCCTCCCTCTTGCGGTTGGGGGTGCGGGGGGCGCTTGTCGCCCCCCGGTATGAACCGGTTCAGGGCAATGCTGGCCAAGTTGCACACCGCCGTCTCCCGGTCGTCCGAGTACTCCATGATTTCCGAACACAGGTTGGACGACCGAATGATGCCCACGTTCTTCTGGTTCGTCTTCCGGTTCACGGCGTCCTTGTAGCACAGGTACGGCGTGCCCGTCTCCATTTGGCTGTCGAGAATTCGGAACCACAGGTCGCGCGCCTTCACTTTGCCGCGCTGCCGACCCTCCGCCTCGTATTGCGCATATAATTTGTCAAACTCCTCGCCGTACACGTCCGACAACCCCGGACACTCGTCCGGGCAAAACAGGCTCCACTCCGCGGAAGCCTTCACGCGAGCCATGAAGAGGTCCGGCACCCACAGCGCGTAAAACAAGTCGCGCCCCTTGGCGTCCTCGTCGCCGTGGTTCATCTTCATCTCCAAGAAGCGCGCAATGTCGGCGTGCCACGGCTCCAAATACACCGCAATCGTGCCGTTGCGCTTCCCGCCCTGGTCAATGTAGCGCGCCGTATTGTTAAACACGCGCAACATCGGCACCAGCCCGTTCGAGGTGCCGTTCGTCCCGCGAATGTGGCTCCCCGTCGCCCGAATGTTGTGCACGTGCACGCCAATCCCCCCCGCGTGTTTGGAAATATTGGCGCACTCCTTCAGCGTGTTGAAAATCCCGTCAATGCTGTCGCTCTCCATGGCAATCAAGTAGCAGCTGCTGAGCTGCGGTTTCAGTGTTCCCGCGTTGAACAGCGTGGGCGTGGCGTGCGTGAAGTACTTCTGCGACATCAGGTCATACGTGGTGCGCACCTTGCATAAATCCGATCCGTGTATCCCGATCGATACGCGCAACCACATGTACTGCGGACGCTCCACCGTTTTCCCGTTCGTGCGCATCAGATACGAGCGCTCCAGCGTCTTGAACCCGAAGTAGTCGATGAGAAAGTCCCGCGACACGTCAATCATGGCTTCCAGCTCGTCCCGTTTATCAACAACCACGTCCCAGAATTCGTCGCCGATCAGGGGCGATGGTTGGCCGCGCACATCGGTGAACTCGTGCAACTCGCGCATGGCTTCGTAAAATGTGGACGGCGTGGTTTTGTGGTGGTTGGACACGATGATGTAGGCAGCCAGCGTGCCGTAGTCGGGGTGCTGCGTGGCCATGGTTGCGCACTGCTCGGCCGTGAGCTCGTCTATTTTTGTCGTGGGGATGCCGTCATACAGCTGGTCAATAACCTTCATGGCCAACGCCGTGTAATTCACTGCAGTGATGCCGGCCTGCTGCCCCACATTCCGAATGCGGGCCAGTATCTTGTCGAAGGCGATGACCTCGTGCTCGCCATTGCGCTTGATGACGCGCATGTCCGTTTCGGAATCGGTCATTGGAGAGAAATTGATGTGTAAATCTGCATTTTATTCCAGTCATGGGTTTAAATGATTTCAAACCAGAATGTTATATAAATTAAATTTTCGATTTATTGAATGTATAAAAAAAACTTTTTTTGGTTTTGGTTTTGTATTCTTTTTTGTTTTAGGAAGCTGGGGTTATATGTTCAGACTCCGCGTATTGTTTGAACAACAACATGCGTTGATGGAGCGTGCAAAGCCTGCTGTGAATTCGCGAGACGAGCGGCTGAATGAGTGATGGAATGGCGTCCTTCATGTCCTGTATGACGCGCAATGACATTTGAACCATGGTTTCCATGGTGACGGATTCCAACGAAGCAGGCGCACCACGCTTGACGGTTTTGCGCCCATCACGAATACTTTTCCAGTATTTGTTGATTTGCTGACGTTGAACCTGAATGATGCGAATCATCATTTTGCGAAGACTGCAAATCTCGTTCATCAGAGCCAATATGGGCTTTGCATGCTTGCTGTGTGCATGTGCAATGGCGTCATACTGATGTTGAATGCCAGCCATGTGGGTGCGAACCAACGTGGGGCACTTGGCCACGCGATGAAGGTGTGCTTTTGAGTGCGCCATTGATAAATCAATAATGTATCGAAGAATGCTTTGAAAAGCTAAATCTGGTAGTTGGAACTTGGAGTGGCTAGGCCTGATTACAACAAGACAAATGAAAAGCAATTCAATTTTTTTCATTTTCATACATTTTTTGGGATGACATCGAGTCATGTTTTCACATTAACTGCTCTTATTGGACGTAAGGCTGGAATTCATCGGTTTCAAAAATTCATTCTGGGTTTCTAAATCCTGCAAGTAATTGTTGTCCTTTAAGAAGGGATTCATGCCCACTTGCGGTGTTAATCCGCGTTCGTATATTTTGTCGCTGTTATTCTCTCGTTTGGAATGTTTGAACTCCTGAAAGTGGTCTTGTTGTTGTTGTTGTTGTGTCTGCTGCTGTTCCGGAGATTGCCGTGGGTCTTGCGACTGTTCTTCTTGCACCGCATATGGATTTGTGGTGCTATATGTTTTTGTTCGCGGCGTTTTTAAATTCTCAGAGGGGTGCGACGGACGCCACATGACATTGGACGAATTGGGTTGATTCATTATTATACTAACCGGAAAAAAAATGGAACAAACTTACTCACATGCGTGCATGGTTTCCTATGAACATTTTTGGGACAGTTAAACTCCAATGAATGGATGCAGACCTAACTAAAAATATGAACGCTGTGCAAAAAATGGAAATTTGATTGACATATTGAAGTGATAAATATTTCAAAAGAAAAACATACAATGCACAACCAAATAGAACTGGCACCGCATACAAATCATGCGACATAATGAGTGTTTTGTGTCCGGACAAAATGTCTCGCACCAACCCTCCGCCAATTGCAGTTATTACTCCTATTATGATGGCAAATGTGCAATTGTTGGGAAATTTGTTCCATGCTTTGCGGGCGCCTTGAATGCCAAACATGGCTGCACCTAACCCATCCATGTAAACAATGAAATCGAATATTTGAGAGTGTGAAAGAAAGTGTGCAGTGTAAAATGCAACTAAGCTGGCAATCGTGGACACCCACACATACATTGGTGTTTTAATCCAAAAAATGGGAACATCCATGATTACATCACGAATGGTTCCTCCTCCAAGTGCAGTGATTACTCCTAAAACAATTGCACCAAACAAATCAACATCCGGAGTGTAAATTGCGAGGACCCCTGTAAATGCAAATGCAACAACTGCAATCATATTTGCAGTAATATCAAATTTATCATGTTGTGCAGCATTGATGATGCGTTTTTTTGGTAGAGCAGTGTGCGTAAATTTTAAAATGATGACTGTCATGACGATAATCAAAATAATGCCAATTTGTAATTTGCGCATGGTTCGTCGTTTATAAAATCACACATTTTATTATTTTGTTGCATGGGGTTCTACGCAATCAAGCATCCATTGTATCGGGATTTCTTATCAATGGTGGCCCAGCAGTCGTCGCATGCAAACCCGTGCTGCTGCCGGTCAGCCACCTTTTTCAAAACGAATTTCGACTTATTGCACTTATTGCATTGGAATTTGCGAATCTGATTGTCATCCAGGGTGTGGGTCTCCATGGCCAATGAATATTATTATGCAAATATGCAAAATAATAATATAAAAAATTGATTCGATAAACGCAAATAAATAATGCAATTAAATCAATACCAATCAGCAACACAATGGCCTCTGACAGTCATCAGTTCCACCCGTTTGAAATCAATGGCAAAAAATACCTGATGTGCAAGCTCCCCGACCAACCCTTCTCCACGCTGCACGACCCCAAAACCAAAGAAATCGTGGGCCAATGGAACAACGACGCCGCGCAGTATGACATATTCCCTGCAAAGCGCCCCCTCATGACGGACCAACAATTTGAGCAGCACATGCGGCAGTTAATCGCATCCGGAGCTGCATTTACTTTCCACTAGGATGAAAACAGGCGCGCCATGTTCACCACCTCCGGCTTGGCCGTCGCCGACGCCTGAAAAATCTTCAAGATGTGCGCATCATCCCGAAATCGAATGCTGTATTCCTGCTGCAACTTGTTGCGCCCAATGCGCCCCAGCGCTTGAATGATTTTTTCCTGGCTGATGTCGTTCAAATCTTTGCCCAAATACCCATGGCAGAACTGGTAGTTCGTGCCGTAAATGTAGTCGGTTGATGCAATGATCAAGTACAGCCGCTGCTTCTGTGCCAAGTCCTTCATGATCTCGGTGTACGTCTTGTTGGAGTTCGACTGCTCCGTCATCACCCCGACCCCCATCATCAGCAGCACCTTCCAAATGTTCTCAATCTGCAACACCATGATGCGCTCCACGTCCTCCGGTTCCACCTGCGACGTGAATGGGTGCGTGGATGCAATGGCTTCTTCGGTTAAATGCGGCGCCCACCGCTTCAAATGTTCCGCTCGGTTCGGAACAAACATGTCGTTCAACGCACCCCATTTCACCTGCTGCCGCAGCTCGTCTATCTTTTCTTGGAGCCGACGCACTTCCGGACTGAACCGCATGTCATCCATTTTCTTGTTGTTTTTCTTGTCTTTCATCTTTTCGTCCTTGTCATTGTTGCCCTCTTCCATTTTGTCCTCAATCTCGCGTTCCAGCTGCTCCATCTCATCCTTGATCGCGTTGTTGTGGTCAATGATTGCCATCAAGTCGTCCATCACGCACTCCGGAATCTCCGCAATCTGCAGCGCGAATCGCGCGATTTTCTCCACGTCGTTCGCCAAAAACAGCGTCGGCCCGCACGTCAGCGTGTGCGCGTCTTTTGATGTTACGTTGACGTTCGAGGGATGCATCCGCGCGCGCTTCGCCTGGAAATGCGCCCAAAGGTCGGGCCACTTGTCGGCCTGCACGTTTTCCAGCAGCTCCAAGTAATACTCCTTGATGTTCGTCATGTTGATGTCGGCTATGTCCGAAAAATGCCGCTCGACCGCGTACCGGTTCGAGGTCCACAACCGCTCCGCGTTCACATGAGAAATGAACCGAACAACTTCGCGCAAGTCGAAGTAGCGCAGCAGCGTTTTGTATTTGCGACAGTGCGCCGCCGATGCCAGCATTGCATCATGGCACTCGAACATCAAGTGCGGCAACTGCACATACCCGTCCTTGTTCACCAATGATATGGTTTTTTGACAGTCGTGGCTCACGATGCTGTGCACTTGGGCGCTCAAAACCCGCGCCTGAAAATCCATGATGGTGGGCGCCATGTCCGCCTGTTGCGGCAGCGTGGCCGACGACAGCACCACATTGGGAACAATGTTTTCGGTCCAGTTCTCTTTGATCAGCGAGTGAAACTCGTGTTCGGCGTAGTCCATGGTTATTGTGGGCTCGTCCCAGTACAGTAGGAGCTTATTGAGCGGGTTGAACGCGTTCATGTAATACATGGCGTGCTTGTACGACTTGATGTCGCTGATCATGATTTCCACATTGTCGCCCACGCTGTTGTCCACCTTTCGAATGCCACCCGTGCGGCGATCGCGAATGACGTCTTTTGCCGAGTAGTAATGGAGGCGAATGTTGTCCACGCTGCCGCAGCCAAATGCAAACGCGATGCGCTTCTTCGCGGAAATGCAGGCCTTGGCCAGTGCCAGGCCCACATGGCGCGCGGCACACACAAAAATGACGCGATAGTGCTCGCTGAGCCCGATGGGTGTCAACGTTTTTCCTGTGCCCGTGGGCGCAATGTAGAGCACCAGTTTGGGGGTTGTGTCGTTTTTGAATGCCGTGAAAATCTGCTTTTGATGCTCGTACAGCTTTGTGTCGCCGCATTTGAACACGTACTCGTTTTTCTCCACGTACTCATGCGCTTTGTTGATGAAAGTGGCGGGGTCGAAATCACTTTCCACTAATGCAACGACAAACTCAATGAACGCGTTCACGTGCGGGTTGATGTGCTCAATGCTGTTTCGACGCAACAAGCACATGCTGTAGTAATAGTACATCCATTTGGGACGGCTTGGAATGGCGGATGGCAGCGGAGGGGCGCGCTTCTTTTTGGACTCCGACACGCCTCGCAAATGATCGCGCCAGTGCGAATACATGTGCGGGAACTTGTTGTTCAGAAGGTTGAGCAGCAGTCCCAACAACACGAACTCATAAATTTTTGTTTTTTGATCGTCCAAATTGCTGTTCGTGTTTTGAATGCGGATGAGATCGGCCTTTTTCACCAGCTTCTTTTTATCCGTGTCGGTTTTGAAGTCCGACAGTCCGAATGCTTCCTGCATTTCATCCACATGCGGTTTGAAATACAGCTCGAACATGTGCGCATGCATTTCGTCGGATGGCGCTATTTTCATGTACTGCAACAACGTGTGGGTTGAATTGCGCACGATGTTCACATTGTGAAACCCCTCTTTTATGAGCTCGTAAATCTGCTGTTCTTCGTGCGAATCCGGCACCTCCACGCTGTCCCATTCGCTCTTTGTCAGTTTGCCCTGCGCGAAATCCATGGTTCCAAAAACAGTGGCTCCGATTTAAGTTATAATGGTTTATTGCCGTTTCTTTAAATGCATTCATTAATGTTTTTTTTCCAGTTTAGGCAAACTTCAACTTCAAAACGTTTTGAATTGCTCAAAAAATTGATTTTGGTTTAATCCAGTTAAAACGAATGCAGTGATAGAACATAACGTTCAAGACAAATGACGAATCAAGCCGCCGCAACCGCCGCAGCCGCCGCAACCGCCGCAACCGCCGCAACCGCAATACCCTTGCTTGTCAGTCCGCCCCTCCTCATTAGCATTGACGGCAATATCGGGTCCGGCAAATCCACCACATGGGACATGTTGAAAGAGGCATACGCCGGACGCGATGACGTGCATTTTGTGGAAGAGCCGGTGGATTCATGGCATCACATCAAAGACGGCGCGGGTGTGCCCATCATCACCAATTTCTACAAGGATCACAAGGCATATGCGTTTCGGTTTCAAATGATGGCGTACATTTCGCGCCTGGCTCTCCTGCGCCAAACGGTTCGCGAACACCAAGGGCGCTGTCGCGTCATTATATCCGAGCGCAGTGTCGACACTGACCGCAACATCTTCGCCAAAATGCTATACGACAGCGGCGACATTCAATTGGATGAATACACCATTTACAACATGTGGTTTGACGAGTTTGTGCGAGACTTGCCGGTTGCCGGGCTCGTCTACATTCGAGCCGACCCCGAGAAGTGCATGGAACGCATCACGAAACGAGGCCGCGAGGGCGAAACCATCCCCCTCGAATACGTCCAGAAATGCCATGAATATCATGAGGTGTGGACCAACGGCATGGCGTGCAAAAAACTGACGATTGACGCCAACACGGAAATCGAGGAGACGGCAAATCAACGCGTGCAAGAAATTGTGCGGTTTGTGGATGAACTGACACAGCATTGATTGCCAGCCATTGGTTGGTCCAATGAAAAATTAACACTTTTTTTTTCATCACATGCTCAGCACATCCAGCTCATCCCAAATGTCGTTGCATTTGCAATCAAAGTCATGTCGGCGGCGCAAATGTTTCGCACATCCAGCATGAGCGCCATGTGGCACGCACTCAGTGCAATCATGGCCAGCATGCGCGGCACTTGTTTCAACATGAACCGCTGCTGCACCGCGTTGTTGTGGTCATTGTCATCCAGCAATGAATATTCGTGCTGGGTCGTGGTTGGCTCCGTGCGCCGTTTCAAAAGGCGCTGCGCAAGCGTGGTGTTGATGTCCGGCGCGCACCGGCGCAACAGCTTCAGCGCCGGATAAAACGCAACCGCAATGAACATCATCATCGAGAGCCAAATGTTGCTGTCGGTGATCAACACAATGTACGCAACGTCCATTGCGACCACGGTCATGTGCAGGCCGCGGCTGGCCCATTTGGCCGCGCGGCTCAACAAGATGGTGCGTTGCTCGTCGTCCGGAACGTAGAGACGCATGGTTTGGCGACTGGGCTCGTGCAACTGCGCACTCAACCCGTAGTGGTAAATATTCACGAGCGCGGACCCGGTGTACACGGCGCGCATCAGCGTCGGTGGATGCACGCATGCTAAATACAGGCTTTGCATCAGGCCAATGCAGGAACACCAATGAAATAGGAGAACGGTGGGCTGCATTATTTAACAATTGATACTAGTTGGTACTATACTATAAACACATGTGTCTATAATATATTAAAAGACCATATAATTTTATGTGTCAGTTGTGCAACAACAACTTTTGCCGCCCCGATTGCGACTTAAACTTCAAAATGTCTAATTCTCTGGATGTGGTCGGGAAACTAGTTGTGCCGTAAATGTCCTGCAAAAGCAGCCACTCAAACATGCCGCCCGGATAAACGCGCACGTTTTTGAACCCGAGGCCCATCAGCTGCTGGTATTTTTTATGCACCGCGTCATCGTTCGCGTTTTTTCCATAGACGATTATCTCTCGATCCTTGCCCTTTGGTTCTGACAGCATTGTGTTCATGGACACTTCCTCCTCGTCAATTGGCAGCGTGCCCGGAATCAGGCACCCCTGCATCCCTGGCGGCAGCGTGTTGATTAGCAGCCACGGGTGCGTTGTCGCGTAATAATTGGAATACTTGTGCTGGTCCAATGGATTGGTTGTGCGACATATGCACTGGATGTCCTCGTAATTTACTTTCGAAATTGAAACACTGGAACCCATCACTTCATTTAGGGTTTTGGTTGTGGTTTGGTTGGTTGATTTGATGATTCTCTAATAAATTAAATGTTGGTGATGTATTTAATTTATTTTTCATACGCATGTGTTATACTTTTAACATCACTTCTATGCGCGATGTCATTGTCGCAGTTTAACCCACATTTTTCATTCCTTGTCGAATCCGATGACCGCGCAGTCCAGCCGCTTGCCCGCGTGCCCGGTAGTCAACGAATCCGCGTGACCGCCTTTGCCCAGGTCGTCCTCATCCTCGTGAACAACGAGCGACCGCCCGATAACAGATAGTTCCCCCTCAAACAGAGAGATTTTGGGGGTGGAAAAATGAAACGTGCTATAATGTTCTTTTGTAGCCGTGATGTTGCCGAAATCCCCTGCATGCGAATGCAAACTGGCACGCGACCCGTGATCCGCATTCGTCGGGTTGAAATGGCCGCCGCAGTTGGCGCAGTCGCTGCTCAGCAAATTCCCGTATTGATGCACGTGAAACCCGTGCTTTCCCGGCGCCAGGTTTTCAATGTGCCCCGACACCTTCACGGGCGAAAATGGGTCGTCCTGCTTGAATGACACGTGGCTGCCTTTCAGCTTGCCCTGAAACACCGCGATGGCTTTCATTGATGATTAATATATGCAAAATGCACACCATACATTTAATATGATATTCATCGTATTGTATTGTTTGCATATTGGTATTGTTTGTATTTGGGTTGCATCGCTTAAATGCTGATTTTGCGCGCTGCACTTTTTTTTACGGTTCGGGCCAGCCGCAGCGCTCTACTTCGTTTATCACACCCGTTCTTCAAAATGGAGTAATCCACGGCAGCCGCCTTGCCCCCCGTGATCGCGCTGGCCAGCCGGGCGTAGCCCCACGACTGCGGCGTCTGATTGGGGCGCGACCCCGACGAATAAAACGCGCCTTCCCCCTTTTTCACAATTTTCCGCAGCGAGCCAATCGAACATTTGGTCGCCTTGGCCAACGCCGCATTGGGGACAACGTGGTCCACATGATACATGTTGCGGGCTGTAACCACGTGTTTGGATGCAACGTGCGGATACGACTTCAGCTTCGTGGTGCGTCCATCGTATTTGCCGCGCTTGTACAGCCGGCGCGACCGCCTCAACATTGCGATCTGCTTGCTTCGATCCTTGCGCGACAAAGTGCGCGGAACATAGCGCATCGGAACGCGGATTTTACCCGTGGTCATGCTATTTCGTATTTGACGGTGCGAATGCATGTACATTGCATAGAATATAAATGCAACCATTCGGGAAAAATTAATTGAATGACACCACGATTTCCACTGTCTCTTTTTTGATGCTTTTCGTCGCCGAAATGCTCAACTCCTCGCGCTTCTTTCTGGTTTTGTTGTTGTTCTTGTTGCTGTTACTGGGGTTGCCGTTGCTGGGGTTGCCGTTACTAATGCCTTCTGCGGTTGCGTCGTCATTCGCGCATTCATTCTCATCCGCACTTTGTGAATGGGAGTGGTTGTTTCGTCGCGACGTGCTGTTGCGCGCGTTCATGTCATCTTCGATTGTTCCATAGTGGGCCTCAATGTATGCAACCACGCCGTTTTCCAGCGCCCATTTGAAGAAATTCAGCTGTCCAATCGTGGTTTGAATGAAGGTGCCGTTGCTGTAAGGGATCGTGATGCGGTCCCACCGGCAAAAGGGATCGAACCGGCGCTTGCTGTATGCTTTCAGCTTCAGCTTGTAATCCACATACACTTTGAACCGCCGGTTCGCACCCACTTCATACACCGTGAAAAACTTCTTGGCATAATTCGTGGCAAACCAGTCAATGATGCGGAGAGAAATTGGCGACTCTCCGTTGATGATCTTCAACATCTTCTCCAAATTGTTGTTCTCCTCATAAAACTTCATTAAATTTGTCATGAGCAAATCATTCTGCGTTGTGTAATTCGATGACATGGATGGCGTTAGTATTTAATTATGCATGAATGACATGGTTTAGTGTATTTAAACCATTATTGGGTATAAACATTTTATTTACTCAAATAAATTAATTATATACATAAATCATATGACCATTTAAAATGCAACCCGCACCACACATCGTTTATACACCGGTTCCGGATTCTCCGTTTTCTCCTCTTGACATGAATCCGCCAATGCTTGATGCAACCATGCGCAGCGATTCACCCGACCCCGGCAGTCCTCGACGAGCCAGTCCTCGACGCCGCCGCGGCAATCCTCCCCGACGATGGGGTGATGTACCGATTGAAGAAGCCGCCCCAGAAGAGCGTCGAATTTTTAGAGGAAAATGGGGACGCCAATGCAAAAGGCAAACATGCAAAAAGACCCCACGTCCTCCGCCTCCTCCGCCTCCCGCTGCAGCCATCGCGGTTCATGGAGGAACTAGAAGACGCGCAAATGGAAGCAGAAAATGCAGAGGCAAAACGCATCGCAAAACGCATCGCAAAACGCATCGCAAAACGCATCGCAAAACGCATCACAAAACGCATCGCAAAACACGTTGTTAAATGATTTACAACATTTATTTATATTATGTTATATATATTCATATATCCATTGTGTAAACCATGAACCAAATGCACCTGATTTACATTGTTTTAGCAATTGCGGTCATGTGCTTCGGGCTGCACATGTGCTTTCAAACCAACCGGCAAGAAGGGTTCGCTCTGTCGCCCGGTTCTTCCCCCGACGCAACCACGTATCCCATGCTGTACAAGGATTACCCCATCAAAACACCCGGCGGCATATCCGACATGTCGTCCGACGACTTGTGGCAATTCTATCCCGTGTTTGACAACGGGTTTGGCCAATACACCAACAACGTTCGTTTCTGGGCCACGCCAAACAACGGCAAGTGCTCTCGCGCTGAAATGTGTGGGGGGTTGTACAACGACAAACCCATTAAGGACATGCACATTGTTCCGGTTCCAAAACCCATTTCATTCAACTCCGACGTGCGTCGCGTCAATTTTTACGGCTCGGAGCCCATGACGTGTCCAGACCTGCCTGCACCGGATGTTGCAAACTGTTTGTATTACGGACTCAAAACGGACTCGCTTGCACCCCCGTATCAGCCAACGCTTTTAGGCAATTAGTTTCATTTATTTTAGATTATCGTGAAAATAATCTAAAATCTCTCCTTCTTAATGTTCGCGAACTTCAAATGTTATGGGATTTGTTGTCCGGTTTCGTCTGGTGCGTCCTTGCGCCGAGGCTCTTGGTCTCCTTGAACGGACCGCCGCCTGGTTGCGCTGTCTTCGCTTCGGTTTTTCCTTTACTTCGTTCGCGTCTTCGACTTGCTGTTGTTCATCGTATTCTTCATCCTCGCGAGACAGCATTTGCCCCATTTTGAACAAGCCCTGATTGTGATTATGGTTATATTATAAATTGCAACTAAAATTGCTGCAATATGACGCACCTAATATAATTATTTTCTTGCATTACTACATAATCAAACTAGACCACTAAAAGAAGATGGCGGATGAACCCCCATTCAAGGTGAATCGGTCTACATTGCCCCCATCGGTGAAGACATTGTTCAATCCAAAAAATTGTTTTGTCAAGGGAGGTTTGGTGTTTGATGATAAGGAACGCCCAGTGTTGGCCGGAAATTGTCAAGTGGTGCAATTCGGAAAGGTGCAATTCGGAAAAAATAAGGGAAATGATTGCATGTTTGTGTGTCAGGCGGATTTTTCGAAGGGTTCTCAAGAAGAAGAAGAACGTCCAGTGTTGGCATCTTTCGTGTTTAACGACATGGGAAGAGTAATTGATTTATATTTTGGGAATGGCGCTGCAGCTCCATCAACGACAACCCATGTGAAAGATGGAACCCGTGCGTCATTCGGAATTCTGCCTCCACCACCACCGCCAAAGCTGCTGCATCGGCCACATTCGTTGATAATGTTAGCAACACGAATGAAAGAAATACGTGAACACTTAAAACAAAACCACAAATCCATGACTGAACAGCAAGCACGTGAGTTGAATGATGAAAAAAACAAACTAGCTCAAAAACAATTTAAAGAAGAGGAACAAGCAAAAAAAGCGGCAGAAGAAGAACATGCGAGAGCACTCGACGAATACGCTAAAAACCCTTGGGGATGCACGCGTGTTTTGAAAGGACCGTTGACTTTTGTGGGATGCCAGCTGGACACAGGGTGGGGACATTATGGTTCTTTCGTTGAGGGATTTCCATATGTTTCATGTATTCAAGTTCATGCAGATTTTGACGAAAGGTTGGAGATGTCTCATGATAATGAAAAGAAAGTAAAACCATATTTTGAATATGCCCCTCATGCTGGAAGTAGGTATGGTTCAAGCGCTAGTCAATATTATGAAGGTGGGGGCTTCGACAACTTTGGGGGAAACCTCGGGCATGAAAGTTTCGTTGTTCTCCAGGATGAAAGAATACACACGATGGAAACAAGACAAGGTTCATGTCCTCGCCCCCGACCCGTTCCACCAACACTCAGTGCATTGAACCCGGATACAAAAAAAAAATATGAGGTTGAATTGAGAAAAGGACATAGGTCGCTTCTCTTGGAAATGAGAGCTTTGGAATGGATTGGAATGAATCCGTTAATATTTCCAACAACAGAATCCATTGATTTAAACTTTGCTAATACAGCATTTAGGTGGGTTCATGATCTTTCAAAACAATTTAAAGAACCCGGGTTGTCATTCTCGCCTGCTGTCCTGACCGAAATGTTAGCGAAACGTGCGTCCCCCGCAATGCTTGCGCCTTCAATGAGGGGCAGCCTATTTCATTCGTTGGTGCAACAACCTGTGACTGCCGCAACCAAAAACATCACTGAATGCAGTTGCATTCCAACAAACCATGATCCAAGATGCCCAAACCAATTTTGTCAATACCGGCATGCCGCGCCTGAATATCTAAGTTTCATGTGGCCACGAATTCAGTTTGAATCAGTCAATCCTCGCGCCAGGTCAGCATTGAATGCTGAAATATTGGTAGTGGCGGCAAGAGAGCAAGAACAAGCGGCAAAAGAAGCGGCAAAAGCAGCGGCAGCAGAAGCAACTGCAGCGGCAAAACTGAAAGCGGTGGAGGAAAGAAAAGCGGCAGCAGAAGCAAAAGCAGCGGAAAAAGCAGCGGCAAAACAGCAAGAACAAGCGGCAAAAGCAGCGGCAAAAGCATCCGCAGTGGCATCAGCACCACTAAGAGGCAAACGTTCCGCGGCACCAGCATTTGCAGAAATAGTCGCATCATCGGCACCAATAAGCATGGCATCCGCGGCACCTGTGGCATCATCTGCATCCGCTGCACCTGCCGAACCTGCTAGACAAAGCAGAGGACGTTCAGCGGCACCTGTGGTATCTGCGGCATCAGCAAAACGTGCATCAACTCCACCATCCAGAAAAAAAAAGAAAGGAGGATCCAAATCCAAATCCAAACGACGAGACCGAAGATGAATTCAAAGTTCATTTATGTATTCCACAACCTCCGCTTCAGACACGCCTTCTTCCATCATGAGTTCAATTTCACCCAGGATGGCAACCTTGTCATCCAATTGCATGGCTTCGGTTTTCTTGATAAAGTGTCTCCGGGTGCTTTCAGGCAATAAACGCAATGAATCTTTAAATAGTCGGGTTTCTTCTGCGATTTCGTTGGCCCGTTTCAATCCGATGATGTCAATCATCGTAGGCACCGTGATTGCGTCGGTCAAACTTTTCACCAAATATGACGTTTTCGGCACTTCGCTCATCTGGAGACTGGACATGTACAAGCTTTTTACCGCTTCATTTGACGGAACCAAATACAGCATCGACACGCCATGTGCATTGGAGTATTCAATTATTTTTTGCAATAATTTAATGCCCATGCCACGATAGCTTTCATCGACCGCGCCTTCCGTTTTCTTGCGCCGCACCGACACCTCCACAATGTACGCCGTTTTATGCATGGTTCCGTCCGTTGCAGGCAAATCCTGAAACCGAACCGAACACCAGGCACATATGACAAGGTCTTGCGTTTCCGGATCCTGTCTCACGGCAACGAACATGTGCCAGTTTTCCTTACACGCGGACTTCCACGGGAATATTTCATAAAAAAAATGCCGCTGTTTTGTTGCCATTTTCGCGAATCTCTCAATCAACTTCTTCTGCATTTGATTGTTGCAGTCGAAATGATACACGCCGCAGGCGACGTCTTGACTCTTGTTGGATATCTCACACACTTTGTGCGGGTGCATTCTTTCCATGAAGGTCATTCTGGGGGGTCTGCTGGAGGACCTTGGCGACCTTGGCGACCTTTTAGGGGACCCATTGGGGGACCTTTTAGGCGACCTTGGAGACCTGCTCTTTGCGGAAAACATCCCTCCGCGTTTGCCTCGCTTAACTCTTCTAACGGTTTTGACCATGAGTGGCATGCATATTGCAAATATAAAATTTCATTGCAATCCGTCCGACTCATGATGACAACCCGGCGCGTGGAATGTGCACCTCTTTTGCAAACGCCTTGATGATCTTCTTGTGCGCGCTGTCATCGCATTCAATGTTTTTGTACAGCTCTTTGCATATCGTCTGATACTCAACGTGCATTTTCTCCTTGGTTTCCCAACCCGGGTGCGCATCCATCCACTCTTGAATCGTGCGGGTTTGATAGCACGACGCCATGTAAATGAACTTCTTCACGTATGAATTGTCCTCATCCTTTATCCATTCATCCGTTTTTATGTACATGGTCTCGCGCTTCAAATCCGTGCAATGAATCGGGCGCTTGTGCACGTCCATGCCCTTCAAATTGTTGACGATGATGGAACTGACGCCTTCCACAATGCCATTTGTCTTCGTAAATTCCAAATCTTGTAGCGTGATTTTGAGAGTTTTTGCGAAATCACTCAACTTAATTGCATCCTTGCAGTCATTGTTTAAAAACATGTTCAGGTTGAATTGCGTGTTGTTTGTGGTGATGATGTTCCCGTTCCCGATTTTAGGCGTCATCTCTTGAATGGTTTTGATCAGCTGTTGATTCGATTCCTGCTGCTTCATCATGATTTCATAATTCTTGTCCAACATGGTGTTTCTGTCATTCAACAGCATCTTCACCACAGTTTTCAATCCCATTAGCTCATCATTCACATCCGGCTTGTCCAGCTTGTCAAATTTATCAAGCTTGTCCAGCATGTCCTTTGTCAAACCCTTGTATTTGTCCGGTTTATCCACCAAGGTCAATGACATGGAGGCATCATCCTCATCTACCATTGCTTCTTTGGGATTGGAGTTGGAGTTGGAGTTGGTTGCTGCCACCATGATCACTTTGCAGTTCTTCTTGTGATTGAACAACGACGACCTCAATTCAAATGTTTTCCCACACGCACACATCCTGGACCTCGCCTTGGCATCAGGCAAGAGAGAATAATGCTTAATCTTGTGCTTTTCGGTTTCACAATGTTGCGTCATATGGCTTTTTCTTGTGCACGAATAATTGCACAAGCCACATGTATATCGATTTGGTAGTTGATTATCATCTGGTGGTTGATTCATCGAATTTTTATCAATGCTAAAGTGGGTTGGATTGTGTTTATATTCTTTAAATATTTTAATTTATCGTCATTGCCTATTTTTCATCTAGTGTTTTAAAACGCTTTTTGCATTTAACATTTTACACCATACATCGTTTGAATTGTGATTGTGTGCAAAACCGCTTATGCTAAGGCCACCTATTTGTTTTATTTGGGTTGTCCAAAATAAAACAAAATAGGCGCTATTTTGAAATCGTCATCAATTGACACTTGTTGTGCTGCAATCGGGTTGAGTGCACCCAGATATTCATTGCTAGACAACTTTCATTCGTTTTATCAAAATCGGACAAAATAAAACAAAAAATGGCATCCATCAAAATCACATGTCAATTTTTTTGGGCCAAAAAATCGGTTTTTTTGGATGCATTTTTTTTGTGAGCATTATGCTCTCGGGTTTTACCACAAATCTTGTAAAATAAAATTGTTATTTTTTATTTTTACTTTGCACAAGAGTCAAAAAAATTTCAGAAAATGGACAAAAACGATGTCCAAAAATGGATACCCCGTTACCTTTTTGCGCAAAAACGCGCGGCACTAGGTAATTTGCGGAACTTTTTTGGAGCGATAATTGAGAGACCATGCATGCAGTGGGAATTAATCAATGTGTGAAACCTGTGGTTTTCAGTGTGGATCGGAGTTGAAATGAGGTGTATTTCCAAATTTTTAATATAAACTTAAATCACAAAATGGAGCATGTTGTTAGCGTGATAATCCCTACTTTCAACCGATTTGGTTTTTTGTTGAATGCATTGAAATCGGTCAAAGAACAGACATACAAAAACATTGAAATCATTGTCGTCAACGACTATTCAACTGAAAAGGAATATTACGAGTACGCATGGAGAGAAAATGGCATAACCATCATTCATTTAGAACAAAATACTAAAAAATTGTTTGGATTTGCTTGCGCAGGATATGTGCGAAATAAGGGAATCGAAGCAGCACATGGAACCTTCATAGCATTTTGCGATGACGATGACATGTGGTTTCCTTCCAAAATAGAATTGCAAATGAATGCAATGCAAAATGCGAGTTGCGACATGGCCTGCACCGATGGATTGATCGGCACTGGAGTGTATGATGCGAATAAATCATACCAGAAATACAATGCGGAACATTACTACGATGTTTTGAAAAACATTTATAAGAGCAAAAACAGCGATTGCTTGACCAATGGATTTCCTGAAATATGGACGTTGGATTTTATACGCATTCACAATTGCATCATCTGTAGTTCCGTCTTAATCAGAAAAGATGTGTTGGACAAAATAAACAACATGAAGTGCGTTCCAAATGGCGAAGAAGATTATGATTGTTGGTTGCGAGCATTGACCCACGCCAATTGTGTGTATGTTCCCAACGTGTGTTTTTATTACGACAATGGGCATGGATATGGCAGAGATTATTGAAAATGTGAATGCAATGAATATTTAAAAATCAATTCAAAAAAAATTGAATTGAAATCAATCGAATGCTAATTGGACGCAGTGTTTATCCAATCTACCACATTAGATCCGAACAATGTTTGCCTATCTTCGTTCCAAAAACGCGGTTCTTGCCAAATATCAATTCCTTGCTGAATTCATTTCAAAAAAGATGCGCACCAATGTGTGCGCCAATGTTTCCCCGTTGTCCGGCCTGGATCCTTCCAATGAGGATGTTGCGAAAATGCTGGCCGAAATCCACATGCGCGAGTGTTCGTGCATGATGCAGACCTTGGACCAGGTGCATGTAATTGCGGCCCGGTACCACGAAGACGCGTTTGACAACACGGACGCCTACATTGGTCTGCAGTTTGTGCAACTGCCCCCGCATGAAATGACCGCCGAGCAGCGTCATGCGTCGCAACTGCTGCTGGGGGTTGGCCAAAGCTTCTCCGAAGCCCATGCTGCGTTGAAGTCCATTGGGTTGTCAAGAGGCGACATCATGGGTCACAATTCCGTCAAGATGTCAATTTTGGCTGAGCAATTCAAAGACTCACGAACCGTGGCAGAAGACGCGTTTGGTCGTCTGCATCACGTGTCCAAAAAAGTGTGGAGCCTGGTGAACATGCTGGCGTTCTCCAACCTGTTTCGGTTCGCCGACCCGAGACAACCCATCTGCATTCCGAACCCGAATGACGCCATCTTCATTCCCCGCATTCCAATGCAGCAGACCCCAATGCACGAAGACCACGAAGAAGACAAAGAAGAGCACGAAGAGCAAGAACCAGAGCCAAAACCCGACGTGGTGTGCAATGATTGTGGCAAAAAGGTTGACACCATGAAAATGCACCACCGCATGGGTCTGAATCCAACTGACGCATACCTCTGTCACCCCTGCGGTTTCAAACGGGAATTCCCTGACGAATACAGACCCGGATTCTCAGACGAAGACGAAGAAGAGTCAGATGACGAAGAGTCAGAAGAAGAAGAGTCAGCCGCACCCGCCGCACAACATGTTCCCGGATACAAACTTCCAGTGGAAGAGCGCATGAAGAAATTCGACGAGCACAAATTCGGTCTGTGTGTCTCGTGTGATGCCGGACTGGATGAACCCAACGACTTCATACGTGACCCCGTGACCTTTACTCCTGGACTGATGTGTCATGATTGCATCCACTACTATTCATCACCGCATCCCATGTCTCCTCACAAGTTCGGTCGCTGCGAATACTGTCATGCTGGGCTTGATGACCGTGCCGACTTCATCTGCCATACGCCCACAAACGTCGGATTCGCGCTTATGTGTAATGCATGCCATGAACAACGCAACCCTGGAAGAGCCCCTGATACCACCAACTTTGAGTTCTGAATAATGTTGTGTGCTGCCAAACCAAAAAAAACATAAAAATACTAACACTTTTTTTATGATTTTAAAATAATAATTGCTATGACAGATTACCCGTCTACACCCCGATGGCTAGACACCGAAAATAGGGAAGGCAGGTTTTGGATACCTGAAGATGTTGCCAAAGCACATGGATTCCTATAATACTAATTTATAATACGGGAAGGCCTGCCCAGCCCTTTGCCTTGGGTCCTTCGTTGGGTCTTGGACCTTCTTCTTTGTTCAATTTTGGATTGGTCACCGATTTAGAATCATCCTTGGTTTTGATTTTAGCAACATGATCCGGCGTCCATTCCACCGGGTTGTGCGCATCATATGTCGGGCTGTCCGTCATGAGGATGTCGTAGTTTTGCTTGACGTAGTAAGCCCGTCGCTTGTGCCACTGGTTCCGGAAGATGTCTTGCTGGTCCACGATGTCGATGACCAGCGGACGCCCGTGTTTCACGCGCAGAATGCGCCCCACCGACTGGCACACGTCCGTTTTGGGGGATGCCATAATGAGCGTGGTCAGCGTTTTGATGTCGAGCCCTTCGGATGCCATGGCATACGTCGCTATGATGACTTTGCGGGACTCGCTGGCTTTCAGGTCGGCTTCCTTCATGCCGCCGACATAATATCCCACGGATCCGTCGGCAATGCCCCGGTGCTCAATGGCCTTGTGCAAATACGTCAGCAGCGACTTGTTGTGCGCCAGAATCATGACTTGCTGCTCCGGGTTTTCGGCCAGTTCCCGCTGCAACACCCGCAGGATAAACTCGCTGCGGTGCGCGTAATCACACACGCGCGAAATCATGGTGCTGAACTTCGGATTGCCGCGATAGTCGTATTCCGTCTCGTTGAACGCGGCGTCGTCCACGCAGTAATTGATTGCCTTGACGATCACGCGGTGCTCGGACGCCGCCTTCTCCTTGTGCACCACGTCGCCCAGAAACATCTTGAACACTTTGGTCAGTCCGTCCTTGCGCTGCATGGTGCCCGACAGCCCCAGCGTGTACATCGTGTTGACTTTCATCATGCACTGGCAAAACACTTCGGCGCCCATGTGGTGCACCTCGTCAAACACCGTGAGGCCGAAGCTGTCAAACATGTCGGCGGGGTACTCCTTCATGGAGAGCGACTGCAGCATGCCGAGCACGATGTCCTTGTTGTCAATGTCGACGATTTGCCCCTGGATGCGGCCCACTCGCGCGCCCGGCAGAAACTGCTCAATCCGCTCAATCCACTGGTTCATTAAGAAGGATTTGTGCACGACGACCAGCGTTTTTCGGCGGAGCTGGGCCAGGATGTAGAGCGCCATGACCGTTTTGCCCTTGCCGGGGTCCACGTCCAACAAACCGCCGCCACCGGTGCCGACGTGGTTCAAATACTTTCGCACGATGTCCTTTTGGTAGTCGCGCATTTCGCCTTGGAACGCGAGACCGGCGTGCAAGGGGGTGCCGGGACCAATTTTGATGGCTTCGGGAGGACCGTATGCGCCGATTCCGAAGTATCGCGGCACATACATTTTTAGCGGAGATTCGCGATAAATCGGATAAGCGGGCGGTTGCACCGGCGCTTTAGGAATGTGCGGGCGTATTGTCAGTTCCGTGCGAATGTATTTGCGCTCGTCTTCGTCCAGGTTCTCCTTGTGGATGGTGTATCCGCGGGGGCCCAAATAAGTGGCGACCTCGCTGGTCGCAGTCGTCGCCATTTGCTGTGGCTGTGGCTGTGGTTGTGGTTGTTGTGGTGGTTGTGGTTGTTGTGGTGGTTGTGGTTGTTGTGGTTTGTTAGTGCTGTGGTGTATTGTGCATGTTATGCATGTTTCAATTTTAAACAAAAAAAAATAATATGATATAATTATAAAATAAATAACACTATTTTAAAATCTCTCGTCCAAATGAATCAAATGATGCGCGATGTCTTCAAAAACTCCCGCAAGCACGAAATGCTGCTGACGGTGCTCATTGTGTTGTACATTGTGTTGAACGTGCCGACTCCTCATGTCATTGCCCCCTATGTGGACACGCCTTTAGGAAACATTATCGTGGTCCTGTTTGCACTGTCGTTCTTCATGCACTCTCATCCGGTGGTGGGAATATTGTCTCTCTTTGCGGCATACGTGCTCATTCGCCGTTCCAGTGCAACCACCGGCAGCGCGGCAATTGAATCCTACGTGCCCAGCGAGAAGCGCAAGAGCGAAGCGCTCAGCGCTTACAACCAGTTTCCCGTGACGCTGGAAGAACAAATGGTTGCGATCCGGGCGCCCCTCGCCGACACCCAGGTCGGCAGTGCCACGGCGTCCTTTCGTCCCAGTGCGTTGGACCAAACCACGCTTGGTTACACTGCGATCTAACGCAATGCCCGCAAAAATGATACAAAATCGCATTGTTAGAGAATGCCATGTTGGCGCATGACATTCTATTGAGTTGGCGGGTTCTCATGGCAGAGCAGACGCTACATTTACTCCATATTGATTGACCGGTGGTTTGGTTGCGGTGTCATCACTGGTCAAAAACATGTATGAAATGCCCAGCAAAACCAGTGCGATTAGGATTCCCCACACAATATTCATTCCCATGGACGATTTGGGTGTTCGAATGTTTGGCTTGGACCCAGATCCAGATCCAGAACCGCTGCTGTCATCATCGTCGTCGCAGTCCCCGACCATCTCAAATAACACATAATCATCTGTGGTTCCGGAACCGGCGGAATCCGCGCCAGTGTCAGGACCGGCACTGCTCTTTTGCAAATTCGTTTTTATGGATTGTTGGACGGAGGCAATGTTGCTGGCAACAAGCGCGCTCAATGGCCCTGCGGCAGAAACCGGGTCGGCGAACACCGCGTAATAATAATTTCCACTGCATGAATCATATGGAAGCGTACCATAATACACGTAATACGGCTTATTTGGAATGAAGGTGTTTGCATTCACGTCGTAATTCATGGGCACGGAAGGGTTGATTGAGAGGGTGGCCACGTGGATGGTGTTGGAGGCCTGAATGATTGCGGCCAAATCCACATTTCCGGATGAGGCCAAAGAAACGGGCACGCTGACAATCAACCCATCGGACGATCCGGATGAGCTCGGGGTGTGAACGATGAGCAATTCGGCGTCTGCCTTGGTTCCGTTGTAGGTGTGCAATGACGGCGCGTAAATGCGAATTTCGGACGGCACGAACGGTTTGCCATAAAATGAAATGGCCGAACCGGACCCGCTGCAGGACAGCGACAAATGGGTGCGGTCATCCGAAACGGTCAACGATGCGCCGGCACACATGTCGGGAGAGTAGACGAGATTGAATGTGCCCTTTATTGGATTGACATTGGAACCGGTTGGAATGTCAATGGGTGCGGTTGCGGTGCATGAAGTCATCGTGATGTTTGGTGCCCCCTTGTTGTTATTAGCTTAATATATTGTTATAAAATAATATATTATTGTGTTAAATCCTCACTCAGCGTTTAAAGGATTAAGCCTTTGCTCACCATGCCATTATTCGGGCCGCAATTGTTGTGAATGTTCATCATGGGACCCGGGGTTGCGGTGCCGATTAGGTCCAGGGGAAGTGGTTTGGCGGAGCCAATCCCAAAGTTGTATGAAACGGGTTCTCCGCCCATGAATTGATGGTGTGGCGCATTTGCTCCACCCGAAAATGGAGCCGGAGATAGTGATGACATGCCTCCGCGCATGGAGCGCTTCCGGTATTGACGCCGGCAATGGCAAGTTCCGCGGCACATGCAGCGCTTCTTGCATTTTTTGGATTTGGACGTTCTGGACTTTTTGGACGTTCTGGACTTTTTGGAATTGCTGCGCCTCTTCTTGTATCCTCCGCGCCGATGCACATTGCCTCCGGTTTGCTTCTCCATGGTGTATCCGGGGTTTGCATTCAGAGCACTGGCACTTCCACCGGATCCACCACAACCCGCGACGGCCCCAACCTTGCTAGAAAACTGTGGATACGGGTCGGTGAAATGCGAGTTGGAAGGATTGGCCCCGCCGGCGATGTTGGGTTGCAGAACCTTGACCCCAGGAACAGATGAATATCCCAATGATGTCATGAGTTAGTATTATAAATAATTGTGATATTTTATTTATTATACAAAATGGCGGTTACCATTCATGCGTGGGGTTGCCTAAATGCATCCAGTGTCATCATCTATACACATTGTAAACCATGTTCCGTTTGACGCCTTGGTTCAACCTTCCTCTCTGAACATATCCACTTCCAACTAAACCTAACGCAGAATGGTTGGTTTGAGTTTGTTCGACCACACAGTTCAAATTAAAACCATCAATGATCAATTTATGTTCTTCCTGTTTCACGGTTTTCAAATGATGATGCAATTTGGCAATGTTGTTGGTTGGATCCAGCGTTTCGCACACCATATTGTTGACCAACATGGTCTCATGTTTCTCCATTAAGACATTGTACATGGATTCACCGTCATAATTCACCTTGTAAATCCGATTGAAATTCACCATTTGCAATAGCTCCTTTGCTTTCCTCATTGCTCCATTTGCATAAACCATGTGATTGCCGCTCATGAGTGTTCGGTTGCACGGCACGTTGGGACCCAGTGAGTTCTTTTCAAAGCAAACCAAATAATTGGTCTTCAATTTTGTTTTTACAATGCCCTCTATTTTTTTATGTCGAATTGTGTTGATTTTCGTGTTTATTTTCTCAATGGCGACGGGCCCTTGATCGGTCATGATGGGTGTGCCTGCCGGAAAACATATGACACCTGCGGGCACAGGCGCAGGAGTTGGTGTGGGAGTAGGAGTAGGGGTAGGAGTTGGGGTAGGAGTTGGCGTAGGAGTTGGTGTGGGAGTTGGCGTAGGGGTAGGAGTAGGAGTTGGTGTAGGAGTAGGAGTGGGAGTAGGAGTTGGCGTAGGAGTAGGAGTTGGTGTGGGAGTAGGAGTTGGCG